TTATACTTTCAGCTTCTTCTAGAGAATCTGCTTCCCCAATTAAATCTTTCATTCCTCCTTTAGGATAAACATTGGCACTAAAAAAGATTAGAATCTTATTCTTCATAATAATTTTTCTTTAAATAAAAATTAAATACTAACTTGTACCCATAGACTTTATCTATATTTTTTATAATAGTAAATAAGAATGTATATCTTTTAAAGATAAAAAGTTTATTATCCATAGTAGAAACTATATGAAATTTAGGTTTACAAATAGAAAGACAAGAAAAAGGAATTGCTAGTATAAAATCTTTTTTGTCATAAATAGAATTTGTATTTCTTATTGTTACTTTAGTTTTATGTTTTATTAGATCTCTTATCCTAGATGCTGAATAACAATCTCTAATAAATAAAAGCTCATAATGATAAGGTATTCTCCAAACAGTAGTTTCTATATTAGAGAAATCATATGTATCCTTATCATACTTCCAGAATTTATCATGAATTTCTTGTAATTCATATGTAAAATTTTTCTTTAAAGAAGCTTGATAAGTGATATACATTATACTTGTAATAAGTGTATCTAAAATAAACATTCTATGTTGAAGTTTTTCAGCATATATAGAATTCTTTGTTAATTTCTTCAAAGTTCCTAAATATTCTATCTCCAATATCCAATGATAAGCTAACATTCTTAGAATTCTCCAACATCTTAACTTCTTTAAGATAAAAAATATTATTTTCTTTGTCACATATATAAGTATTTATGGTGAATAAAGTTATTTCTTCTTGGAAAGTACAATTTCTAATAGTACAGTTATGATAAACTTCTTTCTTAGAATCTTCTATTGCCTCTTCTAATGTAAATAATTTTCCTCTCCAATATAATTCTCTTTTTCTTATTACAAATACTCCAACATATTTAGAAGATTTACATCTACATTGTTTTCTTAAATTTGAATAATATGTATTGATTTCTTTACCAAGATAACTTCCCCAACCAATACCATAATCAAGTGAAAACAAATATTCTTGAATTTCTATTTCCTTATCTATATTAAAAATTATGTAATAAGAATGATTTCTTTCAATTTTAATATTCATAAGGAATGATATGTATCTGATTTCCTATTTCTGCCACTTGATACATCTCTAAATAATTAGAATGTTCCCAATAATCTAGAGCTTCTTCTATAGAGTTAAAATGTCTAACTTCATCCCAGTTAGTAGAATAAATATTAGATTGAGGAGTTTTAAAGAATCTAAAATCTCCATTGTTAAATCCTAAAGGCCTTTTCATATTAAATAACTACAGTGTTAGATTTACTTCTAATAATTAAAATATTTTTTGGACTAAGTCCTAATAATTCACATATTTCTTCTTTAGTGATTATTTTTTGTTCTCTTTCAATAAGTATTCTCTTTAAATAATCTTCTCTTTTAGCAATACACCAACTATAATTTCCATATTTAGTCCATTCAAAAGATCCAGGGACAGATCCATTAAATTTAATGTCATTAGAAATGACATAAATTTTACCATCTTCCATGAATAAAATACCATGAGATACAGTTAAACCACCTTCTGTATAAGTTATATAAGCTTTATCTTGTCCAACTTCTTTTATATAATCAGACAATTTCTTTAATAAGGATTCTATCATTTTTTCTTTGTGTTATAAGATCTTCTAAATTTCTTTACTTTGTAATTATTAATCTTCTCTTTAGATTGATAATTTTCAAAATAATCATTCTTCTTTCTAGCCATAATATCTATTTTAGTTATTATATCTTTTCTTTAGTTCTTTCCAATCTTTTATAAAATCTGAAATTACCTTAGGAAGAGATACTACTAAGAATACTAATACTGCAACTATAAAAGCTAGAATTTCATATCCTTCTGTGATCTTTCCTTGAAAATATATTGCTGAAAATAATAAAGATCCTAGAATAATAGAAAAAATAACATTAACTATTACTTCTATGATAAATTCTTGTAAATAAATCTTTTTTATTGGATGCATAATTTAAATATTTATTATTCTTTTAGATATAGGTTTAAATAAATTTAAAATGTTTTCTCCATTTGTATAACCCATACTCCCTAAACAAGCATCTGTACTAACTTGTATTAAAGTGTCATTAGGTAAATTTAAAATTTCTTTAAGTTCTTCTGCTGTAATAGAAAACACTTTTTCATTTTCAAGAAAAGCTACATAACTAGCAACTCTCCATCCAGGAAGTTCTATAAAAGAATCGTAACCATGAGGAAATTTTTTAGTTGTGCTTCTAGTAAAGCGATATACTATCTCTTTTTTATCTAATTCTTTTATCCAGTTAAAATAAAATATAAATCTATTATCTTTTAAATATAGATGTCCAACTATTTTAGTTAACATTGATGGATCTTTTTCTTGGTCTATGTTGTATACATCTACTAAATCTCTAACATATACACAACATTTCTTTCCTAAAATATCTTCAACTTTCATGTTTTATCTCAGAATAAAATTCAACAATTTCTTCATTAATAGGGATAATACCATAATTACTAGATCTTATATGATTACATATAAGTACATTTGCTAATTTTAAAGCATTTTCTATCCAGATATCTCCCACACATTCTATTTCAATCACTTCTTTTCCTAAAAATTTCATTCTTTTAAAAGCTTTTAAAGGCAAATTTATTTTAGGATTATCTTTGTTATATATAATATATGTTTTTTCATCTATATTACTTAAAAAGTCTGCAAGATCTAGTACAGCTTGAGATTCTTTAGTAATAAATACACTAATATTATTTTCTCTAGCTTTTTGAAGAAATTCCTTTATTAAGTTTATTTCTTGTCCTTGTTTTATATCAGGAAATACAGAATAATAACCTCTCCATCTGTTACCTAAAAAGTCTTTATCTGTAAGCCAATTTAAGAATGTATCTGTTAATATAATTTTACTTCTACAAGGATCATTCCAGATTAATTTATACAAGTCAGCTCCTGATACTTTATCATCAGGCAGAAACAATCTGCCACCTGTTGCATCATAAGATAATGTTATAAGTTTATTCTTTTTATTTTTAAAGGTTATCTCCATCACTATATCCTCCTACACAGTAAGTTAAATTTTTAATTTAATTTCAAAATCTGCTAGTTTTCTAAGATCACTTGTAGGAACTTTAACTATTATATCTCTAGACCCATTTCTTCTATAAGGAATATAAAAGTCATAAGGAGTATCATATACTAGTTCTTTACCTTTAATTTTAGATTCTATATAAGGAGGTAATTTCTTTGTTTGTACATATATAGCTGTTTCTTCTGTTGCAAATATTACAAAGTCTTCTTTGCCATATATCCATCCAGGATTACCTCTTACATTTAAAACTTCAATCCAATGTATAGTTCCATCTAAAGGACCTGTTGATCTTCTAGCTCTTTTTAATGCTTTGATGTCATAACTAATCCAAGGACTATCAGAATCTTTTCTCCACCAAAAGTCTATATGATTAAACATATCTTCTTTTATTGAAGCTTTTTTAACCTCTCCCTTAAAATAGTCTTGATGGATTTTCATCATAACATCTTCCCATTCTTTACCATATTTCCATGCTTGTTGCCTTGTTACCATTTCTACCCTTCATATCTCCACTCAATAAGGTAACTAAAATAAGATTATGTGGCATTAAACATTAGTTTTCTAAATATTCTTCTATTATAGCTTGTTCAGGAATCACTTTTAAAACTTTTATTTTTATGGTTTCTCCTGTACCCCAATCAAAATCTTCTTCTAAAACTTTTAAAACTTCATTTTCAAGATAATAAGAATAGTCACTTCCTATTATAGAAAAGCTACTACCATCCCAATTTATAGGAGCTATAAATTTTATTTTATTAGGCCCTTCACATATACAAGTGAAAGTTTGCTCTTTTAGATTATCAAAATCTAATTTTTTAAATTCTTCATATGTCATACTAATTCTTCTTCAAATTCTTCTATAATAGTATTTAGTAAATAAACAGTTTTAGGAATAAAACCATATTCATAGTCTAAAAATTTTAGTGCATCTTCTTTATCAAAACTTCTATTTATTCCTGGCAATAACAGATAGTTGTTATAAGTTTTTTCAACAACTAAATAAGGTCCTATTCCAGCAGCACAGACATTTCCTTTAAGAAGAAATAAAATACTTTCTTTATCTTTACTAGGAAAGTCTTTATTTAAGAATTCTTCTATAGTCATACAACTAACTTTCTTTTATTTCAAATAATATATCATACATTCTATCAAAATTACTACTATTAACCCAACATTTAGAGCTATCATTTATCCAATAAATTTGAGCAGTAATAGATTTTGAAAATAATGTAGTGACTTTTTTTAAAACAATAATTTCTAATTGTTCTCTAGTAGTTTTTCTTTCTACTATATAATGTTTATCTTCTAATAAATCTTTTAATCCAAACATATTTTTACATCAATAATAGGCTCTTCTGTTGAAATATTATTCTCTTCAAAAACTTCACTAAAGTTAATAGGAGTGACACTTTTTAGAGATTTTACAAATTTAGAATTAAATATTCCTTCATACATATATTTACAATCTTTATTTCTCTCATATAAAAAATAATTTTGTATTATTCTTTCTTTATAAGAATCTGGTAGAGTCATAGATATTAAATGTTCTCCTTTTTTTAAAGATTCTAAAGTTAAAGGTTCTAATGATAATTTATTGAAAGCTTCAAGATCAATTTTACTATCTAAAATCTTAATATATTTTGTATTTACATGTAATATAAGTCTCTTTATTGGCTTTTGAGAGCTAAGATTTTTATAATAATAAAATTTTTCATAGAAACCTTTTCTTTTTGAGACAATATAAAAATCCAAGATTTTTGCTATACAAGCACAAATACTTCCTATATATTGTTGATTGTTATCTTCTGCAAATAGCTTTGGAGGAGATACTTTTAACTTTAATTTTTTATATGTTGCAAAAGGTTCTTCTGTAATTGATGATAGAAATTGTCTGTGAAAAACTAAATCTTTTAAATGTTTTTTGTTCACTAAATAAAATTCAAGATATTTCATAATAGTCTAATTACATTGGTATCCATTTCTTCTAAAATAGCTTTTAAATTAATAGTTTGAATTTTATCAGAATATTTTTTCATAATTTTAGATTTGTTTGTACATAAATAATAGCCATCAAAAGTTTCAAGAAAATAATTTTTTATATCTGAAAATTCTAATTCTTTTTTAAAGAGAAACCAAGATTTAGAATCTTCTAGTTTAATTTCATTAATTTTATTCTCAATTAAGATATTATTTTCTGGTTTATATGGAAGAATATTTCTTAAAGGTATAGTTGCAGAATTAACAGGTACTACTAAAAGTAAATGATTCTTAGATATTGAATAACAATAGGATGCAGAATAAATATCATTTTTAAAGATTAAATAAGAGAATTTTTCTTTTTTAGAAGAAAATGAAATGGCTGATTTTACAAAAATATCTTCAAATCTAGTTTTAAAACTAGTACCAGATATTCTTTTGGGTCTTAAAAATTCTTTTATATTTAAAATATATAATGCAAACATTTTATGAGATTATAATGATTAAAGGATCTACTTCTTTTTCTTCAAGAATTTCTTCTATTCTACTATGTACATAATCAGTTATGTTTTCATAAGATGAAAGAAAATCTCTTTTAATTTTTTCTGAAAGATTCCTATCAAAATGAATTTGTCTATATTGAGCTAAATCATATTCATCTAGACAATGAAGATTATATCTACAACTATCTTCAACTCTAAAAACAGTAATTCTTCCTTTTTTATCTTGAATATAACTATTTAAATTAGATTTTAGAACTTCATATTCTTTTATATAAAAAACTTCATTTTTTGAAATCTTTGGAAGAGAATCAAAAATATTAAAAGATGGTCTATCACCAAAGCCTAGATATTTTCTAGAGAAAGATATTAAAGGTTTTGAATGTAAAATATATCTCTCCAGAAGTTTATCATATATTTGCATATAAAAATAATCTGAATCTTTTTCAAATAAATTACCCTTCCAAATCATAAATGAATAGAGAGAAAAATATATCCAATCATTGGCTCCTATTTTTTCCTCTCTATGATATAGTTTTAATAGTTTGTTCTTATTAAATAATATTAACATACTACTTATTTTTAAGTCTTCTTTTTATTTCTTCTGTAGAAACTTCTACAAAACCATAATCTCCTTTCTTATCTTCAATAATAGGAGCTTCTTTCCATCCTAAACAATAATTAAAACCTGGTTTTGGTATACTAAAATCCATCATTTTTAAATAAGCTTCTTTTTTCATGATAAATAATTTTAAAGTTTCTTTTTCTTTAGTTCTCTATGTGTGTAAATTATCAAATACCTATGACATATATTAAAAGAAGTAATAATAGAAAAATAATACCTATTATACCTCCAGTAGATGGTTTAGCTGGATTAGGTCCAATATCTGGCCTCATATGAGGCTCAATATAACTATTGTCAATACTATCATCCACAATGTATTTATTGTGCTCCATAAATGTAAAGTTTTAAACTTGTTTTCAATTATATTAAGTACTCTTATTAAAGCTTTTTCTTTTTTATCAACTTCCAGTTTCATTGAGACTGCTTAATGAGGTTTTTTGTACAAAAAATGGATATTTTGCTTTAAAGAATTTCTTTTTTATTGTGGTTATCATATTGATCAGAATTTTAAAATTTTGTAGATGTTGAAGATAAATTTAAATTTATGTCCTAGATGTTTATGAAGAATTTAGAAAAAATGGAATAGCCATATTTCAGACTATTCCTTGGAAGATTAAGCATCTACTTCAATATTTTCTTCTTGCACCTCATTTGCTACATAATCTTCTTCATTTACCATTTCAGTGGTCTCAACTAAGAGATCATCATAGTTAGGATCATTCTCATTCATACAGAAATATAAGTTTCTGTAAATAGGTAATCCTTGATGTAAATGAATCTTTGCAGGTGTTCCCTTCTCTTCATTTGCAGGTGTCATTTTAGGTTGTTGAACTTTATCTTCAGTTTTCCAAAATGGTTCACCTACTTGCTCTCTCACTGAGATTCTACAATTAGGCCATATAGTTGTAAGATTAGTACCAATCTTTAAATCAAACATTTCCATGATTTCTTTATCAATGGACATTCTGATGATTCTGTTTTGCTTAAATAAAGCTGATCCTCTACTGATGATAGCTTTACTTTCAATTCTAATTCTTACAAATTCTGGATTGTTACTTTCACCAAAATCTAATCCATTTTCTTCATCAAAGGGTACTATGATAACCCCAGCTTTCTTCTTTGACATAATTTTTAAATTTAAATAGGTTAATAATATATGGAAGATAATAAGTTTTTAAGGAAAATGTGGTATTTTAAACTTAAAATTAAGAACTTATACCACAAAGTTTTTTGAGAATTGAATAAACCAATATAAAAATGACAAAAACAGAGAATAAGGTTTTAGCTATCTTTATTCTAAGATTGAATAGGTGATGAGTTTGGAGGATTGAGAGAGACAAAGATGCTCAATATGTAATCTAACTCTCTCTTTCTCAGGTAAATTAGCCCAATGTTTAGCTTTATATCCTTGTAAAGGAGATTCTAAAGCATTAACAATAAAACTATAAGGTAAAACAGTATGTTTAATAGCTTTACCATAAACAGGTTCTTCATATACTACTTCACTAGTAATATATTGTTTTTTACCATGTTTATCAAGAACAGGTTTAATCTCACCAGTTTTTTTATCTCTAAAAGATTTAATTAGAGAAACAGTTTTAGTTTTAATATCCTTCCTTAGAAGAACACTCCCTTCTAATTCCATAGTCAGGGAGATTTGAGAATTTTCTTTAATCATAAACTAATATATTAATGATCCAAATCATGATCACCAAATATTGGTAGAAGATGTCTGTATTTTATTTAAATATAATATTATAATAGGTACCTGTCTAATTCTATTATAATAATAAAATTAGACCTGTACCTTTTAATATAAAATAAGCTCCTGAAACATTTATGTTGAAGGAGCCAAAAATTATCAATAATCTCAAAATAATATTCTCAAATAAAATTTATCATCAATAGCAATCAACAAAAAATTAAACATAAATATTCTATTTCATATATGTAGTGTACTTTATATGTAATGATTTAATATATGTCTAATTCTTTATATAATACCATTCTTTATATGTCTTTACAAGCTATATAAAACAACCTTTATATGTGCTTACTGTATCATATAAAACAACTTTCACATGTGTTTGTAAAAACATATATTAAAAATAAATTTAAAAGTTAGTCCCAGATGTTTTTATAATATTATTATATAAACAATAAAATAAATTATCTGGGACCAAATCAGGACCAAAATTATATAACTAAACAGAATTAAGCCTTGTTTAATTTATAATAACCAATTACTTTAACTGCATTCTTATCTACTTGTGTAGTATGAATCCAGCTAAATTTAAATACACTGTAACCTAATGAAGCTAATAATTTAATTGCAGCTTCTTCATCTAATGTAGTATTAGATTTAGGTTGTTCTTTAGTAAAGCTAGCTTTATCAATAACTGTTTTGCTAGAACTATTTCTACCAAAATATCTTCTAGTAAGACCATTTGGTTTAGCTGCATAGTTTTTTTTCTGTATAAGGATCATTACCTCTACCAGCTAACATTTTACCAAATTCTTCTGCTATTTTATCATAGTTAGAAGATATATTTTCAACACAATAATATCTTCCAACTACTGGACCTCTAACAGTAGAAATTCTTCTAATAACACCAGCTCTTCTAAGAACAGAGAACCAATTATGAGCATATTTTACTTGTTTTGCTTTAATAGCTCCAGTAAATTGTTTGGATGTGAAGTTAAATCTAGAAAACTTCTCTTCATCAGAAAATAATAGCTTTATTCTTTCTATGCTATCATTCAATGATTGTGTATAAGCTCTGTTTAGTTTCATGATAAATAAAATTTAAAGTTAATAAATATAATTAAGTCACCAATGTTTGAATGATGATGTCTGTTTTTTATTTATATTATATATTATATTATATATATTATATATTATATATATTATACTTCTAATATACTATTCCCTAGTTTTATATGAAATATTCTTTATATGGTTTATTAGCACATATCTTTTATCATTTTATATCTTCTTTCATTACATATAAAATATTGTTTTATATAGTTTGCTGTTACATATAAAAGTACAAGACATATAAGATTTTCTTAATATGTTCTTTACACTACATATAAGTGTTGTTACATATAAAATATTCTACATATATTATTTTTGTTGCACTTAGAAGTTATATTATATATAAACTATCTGCAACATATTTAATATTTATTTTATTTGTTGGGTATTTATTAAAAATAATGTCAAAATTTTTTGCACCAAAACAAGTTTGGTGCAAAGTTTAATTTAATATACCCAACAATCTTCAGTAGTATCAGATAAAGCAAAACTACATCCTACTTCATCAAAGTATTGATCTTCTTCTTGTTCAATTATTTCTAACTCTTCCATAATGATAGCAAATATTAATTGTTAATAACATAAGTAAAATCCACATGATAAATAATAGCCAATGAATGACAACATTGTTGTTTATATACTCTATAGCTATCATATAAGCTAGTGATTCAATTAAAACAAGTACAATTCCTTTCTTCATAGTATTATATTTATGTCCAATGATTAGAATAAGATTTTGTTTTTTATTTCAAGATAAATCTTATGAAGACTTAATCCCCATTGTCTCCATAAGAATATCTTAATTTATTATTAGTGCTCTAATTCATATCCTCTAAGCACCATTAATGATAGTTTTACTGTACTTTGTAACATTTCAATTTCACCATTCTTGATGTCTATCACTCTATTCAATCTCTCAATTTCTAACTCTAATTCTTTGATTGTTTGCTCTGGGTTTTTGTTTAATGTTTCCATGATCTTTTAATTTTAAATTATTAAACATATTTCCCTAGCAAATTTTCTTCTTCTATTTTGATGGGGGGATACCAGCAATCTCCAATAAATCTATGGGGATGTTTGTTATTGTAGTACTATCTCATACACCCATCTCAATTTTTTAATTTCCCAACTTCTAAATTTCAATCTAAATTTGCAAAATCAAAAATATTATATTATCTTTGTAAGAAATTTTAAATATGAAAGCAAGAGAAGTAAAACAAATCACATTTAAAGGTAAGAAATATCTAGCTGTTTTAATAGATAGTTACTACTATGAGGTAGACAATAACAGTTATTTAACCTATAAAAAGATATGCTATAGTAAAGAAGAAATAGTAATAACAGATAATGGAGAATTAAATTAATATGAAGTCAGATATTATTTATAAAATAGGCACAGCAGAATTTAGAAAAAGATATATAGATCCTGCTATTAAAAGTGGTAAAATCACTTATGATTATAAATTAAGATATGGAACACAAGCTTTTAGAGAAGAATGTATGAAATATAGTAATATTGCAGACAAATTTGATTTTAGCACATGTACTTTTGAAGATTATACAGAAACTGGTAATAAAGTAATTTTAGAGAAAAAAATTGATAAAAACTCAATAACTATCAACTACAATAGACCATTTACTGAAAAACATGTTATAGAACCAGACTATATAGACTATGGGTTACTTCTCAATATATATTTTGATAATCCAGAAGAAAAATTAATAAGATTTAAAACAAATATAAACTCTAAAGGTTTTGAAATATATTCTTATCCAGAATATTTTAACACTTATTGGTATACTGAAATGTATTTAGTTGAAAATGGTAATGAAGATTATCCAGAAGAATTATTTCTTAAAGAAATTAACATTTCAGGTAGTGCAGATTTTAATGAAACTTTTTATTTTGAAACTTCATTAAAGCAATTTAGAATTGAATGTTTGATATATGCTAGTGGAAGTCTTAATGATTCACTTGATAACATTAAAGATGCTATAATAGATCTTGATACAGTTGGACCTGGAGAAGCAATAATTACTATAGAAAACCAATAAATTTTTATAAATTTATTTGGAATAGTCTAAAAATAATATTATCTTTGTATCATTGTTAAATTAAAAAGAAAAAGATATGATACAAACACTTTATATTGAGTTTGTTTTAAACAAACATAATAATACAGCTTTAGAAAGAGCTATTAGAAAAGCAGCTGCTAAAGAATATCAAAAGATGTTCAAAGGAATTAGAGTTAGTTATATGGAAAGATTATTTAATAGAGTATCTTAATTATGGAAGCAAATAATTGGTGTAAAGAGACTGAGCCTGTTTTCTATTGTACCAAGTGTTTAAGCTTACATATTAAAAAAAATTCATATATAAGAAATGGAATTAAAAATGAAGGAAGTATATGTTGTAAATGTGGTTCTTTTAATATTAAGACTATTCCATTTAATAAATGGGTTCAGTTAGCAGAAGATAAAGGTATTAAAGTAGAGAGGCCAGCTAAATGGGCATATAAATTAAATTTAAATATAAAATAAAATAACATGGAGAAGAAGATTAAAATGCAAGTAGTAGATAAAGAAGAAAATAAAAAAGTAAAATCTCAAGAAACATGTGAGGCCAATACATGTAAAGATGAAGGTCCAGTGCCATTGATGGAAGATGAAAATCCTGTTGCACATATTACTAAACTATATGAAGAGAATAAATTTCTAAAGCAACAGCTTCATAATATCTCTAGACTAGAGATTATCTTAGAGGTTTTAAAGATTGGTAATTGGGATGAACAGTTTGAAAGCATACTAAGGAATGAAGTAAAAAAAGCTTTTGGGTTACATGATAAGGAAAATAACAATCAAGAGTGATGAAGAAAATTTTCTTAGAAACTATCTAAAAGTTATCAGACCTATTAGTAAATTAACAGAAGGTGAAGAAAGAGTTTTAATTGTTTTAGAGAAATTGTGTAGAATAGAAAAAACAAGGAACTTATTTAAAATTGTTAAACTCAATAAACCAATAATATGTGAGCAGCTAGGGATTACACAAAGATCTCTAGCTACTCTTTTATCTTGTCTTAGAAAGAAACAAGCTATAATTGATGGGGAATTAAATCCTAGTATAGTTTTATTTGATGATTTTTATAAATATGAAGATTTGACACTAAAACTAGAATTTAAACATGAATAATATATATAGAGAGGCTTCTAAGAAATTTAATATTACACAAGCTCAAGCAGAAAATATCTATTTAAGTGTTTTTAAGTTTATTAAAAGCACTATAAAAGATTTAGACTATAATAATATAGAAGATCAAAAACATTCTTTTATATTGCCTCATTTAGGTAAAATAAGGGTAAATGTAGAGAGAGTAAAAAAATTCACAGAATTATATAAAGAAAGAACAAATGGAGAAGATTGTACCTATTCATAATGCTATTATAACCACAGCAAATAGATATACTAAAGAAGACATTGATAAAACAGAATCTGGATTGATTCTTTTAGATAAACAAGAAGGAGTTATTAAACTTAGACAAACTATTTTAGCTGTAGGGGGTACAGCTAGTAGAGAATTAAAAGTAGGAGATGTGGTTGAAATTAATCCTAAAAATTATATTAGGAGAGAACAAAAGAAGAAAGCTTTTCAACCTGATCCTTCCAAAGAGGAATATGGTTGGGAATATTTTTTAGATCTACCTATTGAAAAATCAGAAGATCAAGAGATTCTTTTTCTATATGATTCAGATGTTAGATATAAAGTGATAACAGAGGAGGCTTAAAGCTTCCTCTTTTTTTTGTTTATTATGAAATTATTTAAATTAGAAAATTGGAAAGTAGAAATAGCTCCAGAAGCATTAACTATAGTAGACTTTAAGGAGCTAGTTAAGAGAGATAAATCTAAAACAAAAGAACATGCTATAAATGAATTATCATTTATTTTTTTCTTTTGTGATAGTAGATCTGATTATCTTTATATAGATGATCCTACAGAAAGAATGGAAGCTATTAAGACAGATTTAAATTTACCTAAAAAATGGAAGCCAGATGAACTTGTAACTAAAGCTATGAACACTTATCTTAAATTAAGTGTAACTATTTTTTCTACAGCACTAGATGATGTGAGAGTCGCTATTAGAAAGATTACTCAGAATTTAAGAGAAGCTGATTATAAAAATATGGATGCTAATGAAATTAATAAATCCACAAGTTCTATTAAACAAGTAGGACCCTTATTAAAAGAGTTTAAAGAGCTAGAAAGAGAAGTACTAGCTGAAATTGAAGAAGACTCTATTACATCTAAAGATAGAACTATTTTAGACAGTGGATTTAAAGCATTTAATGATATAGAAACTTTAAAAGGAATACAAGATGGTAACTAATGCTGTAAATACAGAATTAACTCCTGAGTTTCTAGAAACATTAGCTAAAGAAGAAAGAACAGAATTATTAGACTATTTAAATAATTATCCTTTTATAAGATGGATGATATCTCCAGATAGACCTTATGCTAAAGATCTAGAAAGAGATTCAGAAGGTAAAATTATAGTTAATGTGGTTAAACCTCACATATTAGAAAATATGGATTATTTTAGAAAACCTGCATTAGCTTTTAAAAAACATGGTAAATATACTAATTTAAGACCTAATGGTAATCCAAATAGTCCATATATGAAATGGTTAAGAAAAGAAGTTCTTAAATGTTGGTATGGATGTAAGAGACCATCTGATGGTGAATGGATTACTGGTTATCATTATTTTTATTTAAATTATTCTCCAATAGAAAGAGCTACAGCTAATATTAAAGATACTAATGCTGTAAATAGGGTTGTTGATTTTCCTGATATCTATGATGGAGATTATATATTTTTTCATTATATAAATCAAGCTAGATATGGAGGAATGTATAATGAATATAAAGGAGGTCAACATTCAGCTTTAATAGCAGCTAGAGGAAAAGGAAAAATGCTTCCTAACTCTACTATTGTATATACTCCAAATGGATATAAAGTGTGGAAGGATATACACCCAGGAGATTATTTATATGGAGATAATGGTAAGCCAACAAAAGTCTTGGAAGAATTTAATCATAAATCAAAGCCAATATATAAATTAACTTTAAAAGATGGAAGGACAGCATATGCTGGTTTAGAACATCTTTGGACTATAAAGTATGGAAATAAGTTAATAACAGTAGATACACAGTGGATTATAGAAAATGGTTTTGGTAAAAGAACAATTAAAGGAAAATGTCATAAACCTATTGAATGTAAAGCTTTTTTGCCTATAAATAAAGCAATAGAAATTCCTTATAAAGAAGTTTCTATAGATCCTTATCTATTAGGTTTAATTTTGGGGGATGGATGTTTAGGATATGCTAATAGTAAAGGAGTATTATTTTCTTCTACAGTTAAAGATCAGAAAACTTATGAGAAATTATTAAATACTAAAATTAGAGAATATAAAAACAGTAATTGTTTTATAGAAAGTGCAAATATTAAAAATAAATTGATTGAATTAGGTTTATATAAAACAAAATCTGATAATAAATTTATTCCAGATATCTATAAATATAATTCTAAAGAAGTTAGATTAGAAATCTTAAAAGGATTAATGGATACTGATGGTTCTGCTTTTAGTAGTGGTATAGAATATATCTCTAAATCTAAACAATTAGCAGAAGATGTACTTTGGATTGGAAGATCTTTAGGAATAAGAGGAACACTTAATTCTAAGTTTGTAAAATATAAAGATGAAATTAAAGAATATTTTAGGGTTAGATTTATAACTACTGAAACTATCTTTAAACTTCCTAGAAAAATAGAAAAAATAAAACAAAGAAATTCTAATTATTTAAAGAATCAAGAAAACTATGTAGCAATTACTTCTATAGAATATTCTCATAATGAAGATGCTAAATGTGTAATAGTGGACAATGATTCTCATTTATTTTTAATGAATGACTTTATTGTTACTCATAATTCATTTAAAGTAGCATCTATGGCTACTAGAAATTTTATCTTAGGAGAAAATAAAGAAGTTTGTGAAAAAGTAAAATCTGTTGTTGTAGCTAGTAATACAGAATATTTAAGAAAAGATGGTACTTTAAATAAGATATTAGCTATGACAGATTTCTTGGCTTTAAACACACAATATCCATCTAGTAGATTAAAATCTTCTAATCAAGAAATGCATTGGATTATGGGATTTAAGGATACTAGAAATAAAGATGTAGCTTTAGGAACTAGAAATGAAATTATAGGATTATCATTAAACAATGATTCAGATAAGGCCAGGGGAAAGAGATCTCATTTAATGATATGGGAGGAGTTTGGTATGTTTCCTGGTTTTATAGATGCATGGAACACTAGTAGACCTAATGTAGAAGAAGGTGGATATTCTTTTGGACAAGCAATTGCTTTAGGAACAGGTGGAACTGAAGGATCAGATTTTAGTGGTGCTCTAGAAATGATTTATAATCCTTTAGGATATAATGTTTATGGAGTTCCCAATATGTTTGATAAAGGAACATCTGGAGGTTCTAAATCTATTCTCTTTATAGGAGAATATATGAATAGAAAAGGATGTTATGATAAAAATGGAAATTCAGATGTTATTAAAGCTGTTTTAGAGGAAGTCAAAGAAAGAGTATTTATTAAATATAATTCTACAGATCCTTCTACTATAGCACAGAGAATAGCTGAACATCCTATGTCTATTCAGGAAGCTGTAATGAGAAGAGATGGCACATTATTTCCTGTAGCTGATTTAACAGATCATCTTAATTATATAGAATCAAATAAAATAGAATGGCATAGAGGTCATTTAGTTGGAGAACTATATCAAGATCCTGAAGGAAATATTTCTTTTAGACCAACAGATGATGATCCTATTAGAGATTTTCCCTTAAAAGATAATAGACATAAAGGAGCATTAGAAATATATGAATTGCCTAAAGAAGTTAATGGAAAAGTGCCTAATTATAGGTATGTTGGTGGTATTGACCCTATTGATGATGATCATAGTACAACTGTATCTCTTCCCAGTATATTTATCCTTGACATGTTCACTGATAGGATTGTAGCTGAATATACAGGAAGACCTGATTTTGCAGATGATTTTTATGAAATATGTAGAAGATTAGGAATCTTTTATAATGCCTCATTAAATTATGAAAATGATAAAAAAGGTTTGTTTACATATTTTTCTAATCATCATTGTACATATTTACTTTGTCCTACTCCAGATATCTTGAGAGATGTAGAATTAGTAAAGTCTTCTCTATATGGAAATAAATCGCTGGGAACTAACAGTGGAAAACAAGTAAATGCTTATGCTAGAAGACTTATTAGAGATTGGCTATTAATGCCTGTAAAACAAACTAAAGTTGAATTAGATGAACATGGTGATGAAGTAGAAAAGATTACTACTGTTAAGAATCTACAAAGATTAAGAGGAATAGCTTTAATAAAAGAACTTATAATGTGGAATCCTGATATAAATGCAGATAGAGTTTCTGCTTTAGGTATGTTAATGATTATTAGAGAAAATAATATGAAATATCTTCCAGGAGAAGGAACATCTATTGGTAAAAAAGCTAGAAAGAATTATTTAGGTAATGATCCATTCTTTACTAGTAATTTTGCTAATAATTCTTTTTGGTAATTTAGCTATAAAAAACTCAATTTTTTCAAATAAAATCATATAACTTTTCTTAAAGAGTTATATATTTGCAAAATATTAGAAACAAATAAAATATGGAATTAACTATTAGTGGATTTCCTAACCAGAAATTACCTTTTTCTAAGAAAGGTAAAGAGTGGAGGAAAAGAGTTGTTGATTGGGCTGATAAAAGATCCTACTTCTTTGACTCTGTTGTTAGAAAAGCTTTTATTAATAAAAAAATCAATTATGATTTAATTAATGGAAAGCTTCATCTAGATGATTTAAAGTTAATTCTAAATCCTGACAATATCAAAGCCTCTTATATTCCTAGTAATATTCAACACTATCCTATTATGAATAGTAAATTGAATGTATTAGCTGGAGAAGAAAAAGAAAGAAGATATGAATTCAAAGTAATAATTACTAACCCTGATGCTATTTCAGAACTTGAAATTAAAAAAAGAAAAGAGCTTTCAGAAGCTTTATCTTCCCTCCTAGAAGAAGCATCACAAGATGAATCTATCTTGGATAAAGAATTAAAATCTCTTTCAGATTCTTTTAGATATGATTGGTCAGATATAAGAGAGATAAGAGCAAATCAATTATTAAATCATTATTATAAAGAATTAAAACTAGATGTTAAGTTTAATGATGGTTTCATGGATGCAATGATTGTTGGTGAAGAATTATACCAATGTGATATTGTATCAGGAGAGCCTATAGTAGAAAGACTTAATCCTAGAAAAGTTCATGTATTTAAAAATGGATATTCTAATAAAATAGAAGATGCAGATTTAATAATTTTAGATGACTTTTGGGCTCCTGGAAAAATATTAGATTATTATTATGATGATCTTTCTGATAATGATGTTAAAAAGTTAGAAGAATATTCTCCTTTTGCTGATTCATCTGAAGGATTAAATCTATATGATGATACTAAACTATTTGTTCCAAGATTCTCTTATTATGATGATAATAATATTGATTTAGATTTTGCTTTTCAATCTGGAACAACTACACCTTCTTCTAACTATTATGATAATTTAGGTAATATTAGAGTATTAAGAATATTCTGGAAAAGTAAAAGACTTGTTTTGAAAGTTAAGAAATATGACTTAGAAACAGGAGAACCTTACTATGACTATTATCCTGAAGATTATAAAGTAAATGAAGCTCTTGGTGAGGAAGCTGAAAAACAATGGATTAATGAAGCATGGGAAGGAACTAAAATAGGTAGAGATATTTATATTAATATCAGACCTAGAAAGATCCAATACAATAGAATGTCTAATCCATCCAGATGCCATTTTGGTATTATTGGTTCTGTCTATAATCTTAATGAATCTAGAGTCTATTCATTAGTAGATATGATGAAACCATTTCAATACATGTATGATGCAGTACATGATAGATTAAATAAAGCTATTGCTAGAAACATGGGTAAGATTGTTAAATTAGATTTAGCTCTTATTCCTGATGATTGGGAGATAGATAAATGGATGCATTTTGCTTATGTTAATGGTATTGCTGTAGTAGACTCTTTTAAAGAAGGTAATGTAGGTGCTGCTACTGGTAAATTAGCAGGTTCTCTTAATAATAATAGTTCTGGAGTTATAGATGCTGAGACAGGTAATTATATACAACAGCATATAGCTTTATTAGAATTTATTAAACAAGAGATGTCTAAGATAGTAGGCATTACAGATCAAAGAGAAGGAGCAGTACAAGCTTCAGAAACTGTTGGTGGTGTACAAACATCTGTTAGACAAAGTACTTATATTACAGAAAGACTATTCTTAATTCATGATGATGTTAAGAAAAGAGTACTAGAAGCTTTATTAGAAACTGCTAAAATAGCAATGAGAGGTTCTAGTAAAAAATATAATTTTATTTTAGATGACTTTTCTAGAGAACTTGTAACTATTAATGGAGATGAGTTTGCTGAATGTGATTATGGTTTAGTAGTTGATAATTCTATGAACACTTTAGAATTAACACAGAAATTAGATACATTAGCACAAGCAGCTTTACAAAATCAAGCTTTATCTTTCTCATCTATTATTAAGATTTATAATAGTAAATCTTTAGCTCAAGTACAAAGAACTATTGAAATTGATGAAGCAGATATTCAAGAAAGACAACAACAGCAACAACAAGCTGAACAAGAATTGGCTCAGTCTCAATTAGAACAACAAGCTCAAATAGAACAAGCTAAATTAGATCTTGAGAAATATAAAATTGATCAAGATAACCAAACTAAAATTCAAGTGGCTACTATATCAGCTTTAGGTTATTCTGAAGATAAAGATGTTAATAATAATAATGTTCCTGATGTAGTAGAAATGAATAAATTAGCATTAGAAGAAATGAATGCTATGGAAACTAACTCTTTAAAAAGAGAAGAACTTAGAATTAAAGAGAAGGAAGTTGAAACTAAAGCTCAAACTGAAAAATATAAAGCAGATAAGAGCCTAGAAGTTGCTAGAGAAAATAAAAATAAATATGATACTAAAACCAAGAAGACATGAATGAGGGAATTATAATGGCTGTAGTAACTCTAGTAACCAACACAATAACTTATTTTGTGACCAACAAATACAAAAGAAAAAAAGAATCTTTTGAAATTATTAAAGAGTCTAGTGATTACTATTTAAATACAAATAACACTCTTCTAAAAGAAATAGAAGAAAGATCTAAACAAGTTATTGAATTAAATGATAGAATAATTGTCTTAGAAAGAGAGAATAGATCTTTACAAGTACAATTAGAAGAAACTAAAAAGATTTGTGAAGATAATGCTAAAACTATTAATGAATTAAAATCATTAGTAGAATCATTAAAACATTTGAGTAAACTATAAAATATTAAAGGAGAAGAAGAATGAATGATGTAGATATTTTAGGTCTTAATGATTTTATGGAAATTCTTCCAGATGAAATTGAAGAGACTGAAGAAAATAAAGAAGAAATTGAAACTTCAGAAGAAGAACCTGAAGGTGAAAATAAAAATAATACTAGTGAGGATGATAATCCAGGGGGAGTAGCTAGTGAGGATCAAGAAGCAGAGGAGGAAGAAGAACAAACTGTTGAGGAAACAACTTCTTCTCCAAATCTCTACAATACCCTAGCAAATGCTCTCAAACAGGAATCTGTCCTCCCTGATCTTGATCTAGAAAATAAAGAATTAAAAAGTTGGGATGATTTCAAAGATGTATTTAGAGAATACATTGAAAAAGAAGTTGAATCCAAACTAGATGAAACTGATAAGTTTATCAAGAAAGCTATTGAGAATGGAGCAGATACAAAAGAAATTTTGCAATATAAGAATAGCTTAGATTACTTAGAAAGTTTAACAGAAGATCAATTAAAAGAGGAAGGACAAGATGGTGAAGCATTAAGAGCTAATATTATTTATCAAGATTATCTTAATAGAGGAATATCTGAAGAAAAAGCTAAAGCTAAAGTTAAAAAGATATTTGATAGAGGAGATGATATTGATGAAGTATTTGATGCTTTAGAATCTAATAAAGAATTTTTTAATTCTAAAATAGAAGAAATTAATGCAGAAGCTGAAGAGAAAGCTAAAAAATTAAAGAAAGAACAAGAAGATTTTTATAATGACTTATATGATTCTATTTCTAAAGATAGAGAACCTATTAAAGGAATTAAAATCACAGAAGAAACATCTAAGAAAATCTTAAACACTCTCAAAAAACCTATTGCTAAAGATGATAATGGAAGACCTTTAAATGCTGTTCAAAAATATGCAAAAGAAAATCCAAAAGATTTTCAAAAAGTTATAGGAACTCTATTTGTATTAACAGATGGTTTTAAAAGCTTTGATAAGATTATGAAAGCAACTAAAAAAGTGGCTAAAAGAAAAGCTGTTGATGATTTAGAAAGAGTACTTGTTTCTCAACCTATTGGCTTATCAGACAATCCTCTACCTTTTAATTCAAAATCTTCTGGTATCTATGGAAGAGATTGGGATATTGTCCTTGATTAAATATTATAATAATTAATTGAATAAAAATGATTGGAAAGTATGTAATGAGAGAAGCCAAGACCTTGAATGGTTTGGTTTCAGATAATGCTTTGGCTTCTATTTTTCAGAGTGCCCCTCAAAAAGCTTCAAATCTTATGATTAAATTACTCTATGCAAATAGAGGTATGTCTCTTGAAAGAAATTTGATGAGATTCCCTGTTAAATATTTTGAAACAGATGATGATTATACTTGGGAACTTATTGGTTCTTCTAGGAGAAATATTGCTTTGGTTGAAGCTAGATATAATGGTGCTGTTGTTGAAGCTAATGACTTTAATGTAGGTATTGGTGGATCTACTATCGAACTAGTATTCCCTGAAAACTATTTCTTTGATGGTTATATCATTGTAGGTGAAAAGAATGAAGAATATCCTTTTAGAATTCTTGAAGAGCCTAGAGTAGAAGGTACATACTATGTTTATAAAGTAGAACTTACAGGTAAGAATAAACAGAATGGTTGTCCTGGTGAAGAGCTAGTTGGAGGTAAAAGATTCTCTGATGAATATGCTCCTGTAGAAAGAGAGATGAGTAGAAAAGTTGGTGATAGACTGAGAATATTTTATGTCACCCTATTCCAGTAATGGATAGTTAAAAAATGGGCAAATTAGGTAGAACTACCTATTAAGGTACAATACCTAGCTAATGCATTCCTAACTAGAATGCACAGTGTAGAGAGTAGGAAATGAGGATAAAATAATTATCTAATGAAAGGATATATTTATAAAATTACCAATAAGGTAAATGGGAAGTCCTATATTGGACAAACTAGATATACTGTAGAATTTAGATGGAAACAACATCAATTTAAAAAAGATAATTGTCATTTTCATAATGCAATTAAAAAATATGGTACAGATAATTTTACAGTAGAAATATTAGAAGAATGTGAATTTAAAGACTTAGATAGTAGAGAAATGTTTTATATTGCTAAATATGATACATTTAACAATGGATATAATTCTACTATAGGAGGAGATGGTAGAAGAAAGATAATTTCTGATAATCAATATGATGAAATAAAAGAGCTTTATTTATCAGGATTTAGTGGATATAAGATCTCTAAGTTATATAATGTAGATAAAGTTACTATCTTAAAAATTTTACATTCTATGAATGTTAAGATAAGAAATAATAATCTTAGCATCAATCATCAAGAATTTTTAGAACTTAAAAAAGATTATGAAATTGGATATTCTTTAAGAGAATTGTCTAAAAGATATGATTGTAGTCCAACAGGTTTAAAGGAATTCTTGAAAAAAAGAGGAGTTGATCTTAAAATTAGATATTCTATTTTAGAAGATCAAGAAGCACAAAATAATTTAATAAATGATTATTTAGATGGAAAATTAAAATTATCTGAAATAGAATCTAAATATCATTGTAGTTATGCAACTCTTTTAAAAATCCTTTCATTACATGGTATAAATAAAGGCAAAAAACATTTTAAAATGACTTCAGAAGAATGTTTAAATGCTATTAAAATGTTTAATGATGGAAAATCTATTAAAGAGATTTCTCAACATTTTGAAGTAGATAAAGGAACTATATATTCTTTATTTAAAAGATACCATGTTAATTATTTGACAGTATAATTTTCCCAAGAGTGTCCACTTCCTAATAGGTAATGCTAAGGAAGAAAATGTACTCCAAGTTGCCTCTAAATAAGAGGTTTCTCAGATAAAGAGCTGAGAAAGTAAAAACTAGGTAAGATATGCAACTCCATTCTCTATGAGAAATGAATTCTCTACTATTAGAATTTCTACTAAGGTAGCTGGAAATAAGATGAATAGAAAACTTGAAACTGGTATTCCTGTAATGACTAAGGAAGGTAAACTTCAAGTTAATAAAATGTGGATTCATCAAGTAGACTGGACATTAGAGGAACAATTTGCTAAAGATAAATCTCATGTATTGATGTATGGAGTCTCTAATAGAGATGAACATGGTGAATATTATGACTTTGGTAAATCTGGTAATGTCATCAAGATGGGTGCAGGTATCAGGGAACAAATGAGTTATGGTAATGTTGTTTACTATAATAAATTTGATCTTAAACTATTAGAGAAAGCTCTAGTAGATCTGTCTGTATCTAAACTTGATATGAAAGATAGGAAATTTATTTTGAGAACTGGTGAATATGGAGCAATCCAATTTAATAAAGCTGTTCTAGATGTAGTATCAGGATGGTCTGCATTCTCATATTTGAGAGGTTCTGATCAACCTGGAATTATCTCTAAAGCTAATTCTAATTTACATCAGACTGCTTTAACTGCTGGATTCCAATTTGTTGGTTATAGAGCTCCTAATAATGTAGAAGTATTCTTGGAAGTAGATCCATTCTATGATGATCCAGTAAGAAATAAAGTTCCACATCCTGATGGAGGTGTTACTGAATCTTACAGATATGATATTCTTTATATTGGTTCAACAGAAGAGCCAAATATCCAAATTGCTAAGATTAAAGGTGAGGAGGAACATAGAGGATATCAGTTTGGGTTAACACAGCAAAGAAAGGTTGCCTAAGCTCAAACTTTAATAAACACTGTGAATTGCTGGAAACTCTTTAGAGCTTCAAGTACTAATTAATAAAAAATAAAATATAGAGATTTTTAATTAGTGACAATCTTGAAGATTAGACAATCAGCAGCTTAGCTCTAGAAATAGAGAAAGTTCAGAGGCCATCCCTTTAGGGAGTACCCATAAGCATGGGGAAGTGCAGTGCTTCTTTATATTATAGAATATAAAGAATGAAGATATGGTCCAACCTCTATAGAGATATAGAGAACACTTTAAAAGTGTTATACAAGATTAGCGACCTTGTATTAATAAATAATGTTAGAAATCCTTTCACAGGTCAAATGAATAACAATAATATGTCATTTGATGAAGACTCTTGTGTGATCCATAAGATGGCTTCTTTAGGAGCATTTATTTTGGATGCAGAGAGAACTATGAGTTTAATTTATAGAGCTGTTTAATTAAATGGGGGAGGATAATTCCTCCCCAAATATATTTAAGGAGAAGAAGATGGTAGAAACAAAATCAAAAGGGATTGTATCTTGTTTAAAAGATAATAAGGTAATTGTTAGATTTATTAGGAAACCAGATGGGTTTGTTACTAATCCTAAAAATCCTCAATATGGAGGATTATCTATGGGAGCTAGTATTGTATTAACAGTACCAGTATTAAGAAATGGTTCTTATAAAAATGTTTTGACAGATAATGAAAAAGCATTCTTGGAGGAAACACTAGGACTTGAATCAGGTGCTTTATCTGTACATAGAAAAGAGAACAATTATTGGGATAATTTTAATGTAGCTTTAAAAAAAGAAGATACTACATTTAATCTAAGTGATCCTATTGACTATATTAAATATAAAGTAGTTGTTAATAATACTGATTTAGTAGCTCCTTCATTAGAAGATCTTCAATCTAAGAAATTAGGTACTTGGAGATTTGTAATTATTAATGAAGGCGAAGAATTAGCTCAGAAAACTGCTGTTGCTAATGCTAGAGCACAAGCTTATATTCTATTAGGATCTATTAAAGAGAATAAACCTAAAGTTAAAACTATTGTACAGTTATTGACTAATAAACCCATTAATAATAATACTAAACTAGATCAACTGGTAGTATGGGCAACAGAAGAAATTGAAAAGGAACCCAAGAAATTTTTACAGATTGCTAATGATGAGTTCTTAGATACTAAGATTAATATTATTGAAGCAATAGAATATGGAATAATGAAGAAAAGAGGAGACTTTTATTTCATGGCAGATAATACACCAGTATGTGAAAAAAATGAAGAGCCTACACTAGATAATTGTGTTAAATTCTTGAATAGTCCTAAGAATCAAACAATCTATCTTAAATTACAATCTCAGATCAAAAATGCTCAAGAATAATGAATAATTCTAAAGAATGGATAGAAAGTTTTAATTTACATTATAATAATTCTGATAAGTCTGCTCCTGAGTTGAATTCTTATGAAATATCTTTGTTTCTAACACAAGCACAGGATGAAATTGTAAAAGAATTTTATTCTGGTAAAAATATATACCATGAAGCTGTGGATAGTACAGAACATATAAGGACAGCTTTGGAATATCTTGTTAGAACAGAAACATTGAATCCATTAGAATTATCTAAATATAGAGGCTATAATCAAGCTAGATTTAAAACTGCAGATAATATCTGGTATCCAATTAATGAACAAGTTATAATACTTAATTGGCCATTAACTATCTTAGTTATTCCTACTACATGGGATGAATTAAATGTTAATCTTATCAATCCTTTTAAAAAGCCTAATGAGAGGAAAGTATTTAAATTAACTAAGAATGATGGTATCTATATTATCTCTAGTAAAGAACCTACTAGCTATGAAGTAACTTATTTAATAGAACCAGAACCTATAATACTAGAAGATCTTTCAACTGGATTATATGAAGGTATGGGATTATCTATTAAAGGAGAGACTAAAGAAACTCTTTGTAAATTAGGTTCTAATATACATTTAAATATATTGAATAGAGCTGTAGAATTAGCTTTAAGAGATTATAATCCTTCTAATTTAGAAGCTCATGTTCAATTAAATCAAAGAAACTTTTAAAATTAAAATATAAATGAGTGCTTTATCAAATCAACAGGTAAGACATATGTATGTTGTTACTGGAGCATCTTCTGCTGCTGCTCCTTCTAATTTTACTTCAGCTACTACTGGACAAGCTGCTGTATTTAATGATCTTGGAGCTAAGACTGCTGGTAACTATGCATATTTCTTATATAAAAATAATAAAGGATATATCTCTAAAACAGATAATATCTATAAAGATCAAGTAGTGTATGCTAAGACTACTGATTATGCTCCAGAATCATTTAAAGAAGTAATTGTAACTCCAGTTAATGTAACTGCTGGTGTTAAATATGTTCTTGAAATTCAATTCTTGGATTGGTATTCAGTAAGTCCAGAAAATCAATATTTTAAGTTAGCATCTTATACTGCTAAAACTGGAGATGATGCAGAAGCTGTAGTTGATGGTCTTGTTAAAGATTTAGCTTATCAATTTATGCATGAAACTGGATCTTTCACTTCATCTTTCCAGTATACTTCTAAAGGTGGAACTGCTATTAAGCTTCCTGGAAATAAATATTTGGAATTCTCTAAAAGTGGAGCAACTACTGCAGCTACTCTAGTAATTAAAGAGAAAGAACAATACTCTAATAAAGATAAAATTCCTGCAAAGAAACTTTTGTTTAATGTTACTATTCCTACTGGTGAGGGAGAAATGACTACTGAAGATAAATTTGTTGATGCTGCAGGTACTGAAGTTAAATATCATAGTCTTGGTCAAGGTAATGGTAAAGTTATTGCTGAACAAGAATGGTTCTATTTAGGAGAAAGAGGAGATATCTATAGAAATATGGGTTATCCTAATAACTTTGAAACTTCTTACATGGCTGATGCATCTAAAGGCTATGTAATGGTAGATATTACTTTCTTCTATCAAGGACATAATGAAGATGTACAGAAATCACAAAAACAATTGTATTTTGTATTCCCATTTGATCTAGATGGAAATAAAAAACCAGTAAAAGCTAGTCATAATGCTGCTAAAGCTGCTGCTAAGACTTTAACTGATACTTTGGGGACTATTCTAGGAATTACTATTAATTCTTTGTCTCCTACAGATTAATATATAACATGGGGAGATGGTGTAATACTGTCTCCCCTTTTTTATTTTAACTATGGTAGAAATACATGAATGTAGAGTGTCTCCATTAGGAGATGGAATTTTTCTCTGGACTAATGTAATAGATGGTCCAGATTATGCCAATGTCTTTCTAGAAAAGATAGCCATTGTGCAGTATGATAAATTTACTATAGATTATCCTGATAAGCAAAATATTTTAGTTGAACTCACTGGAGAAAATTTAGGTGAAGATAGAAAAGAAGTTAAAATGACTATTTCTAGTGCAGCCTTTGATTTTGAAAGGTATTTTTATTTTGTTTATATTAAAACTATTGGACAACCTACTTCTAGTAATGGAACAGAGACTTACTGTGATTCAGATCTAGTAATTTCAGCTGCTGTTAATCTTTTACCACTTTATCACACTAAAATTAAATTACTTAAAGAATATGTAAAAACATGTGGTAAAAATGAACAGTTAATTATAGATATTATTTTAAAAGAAGAAATTTTTAAGAATTCTCTAACTTTAGGAGAATTTTCTACATCTGTTCAAATATGGGATGATCTATTAAACTATGATTTAGCTCAAGCTAATCATAAAACCTCATATGAGGGATATAAAAATGTACAAAATAACAAACAAATCACACTATGATAAATACATTAACAACTTTGTATTCATCATTAAAATCATATTATAATAATCTCATTGTTTATGGCCATTCCTATGAAAATAGGAAACTTATCATCTTAAAGGGTGTTTTAGATGTTATTAAAGAGTTAAGATGTTATTCTTATACTTCTAATCAAGATATTACAGATATTTATTCTATAGTAGAATATATAGTTAATTCTTCAGATATTTTTAAAAAGGAATATGCTCCTACTAATAATATAACTAATTATTTTCAAGATGTTCCTTCACAATTTTATCCTAAAGGAGAATACAATATTAAAGAATCATTAGTAACAGTAATTGCTAATACTACAGCTTTTAAATATGATGGAGAAGGACAAGTTTTTCCTAATGAAATAAATCTTCAAGCTGTAGCTTATAATTTTACTCCTTCAACTAGTGCAGTTAGAAGATGGGAATATTCTAATGGTGATACTTATAAAGTTATTGAAGGAGCTATATCAGATAATTTAACTGTAACTCCAGATTCAGAGTTATGGAATAATACTGATATGATTTCATTAAGATATACTGTTAATGATATCTATACTAATCAGTTGACTATTTTTAAAGTTAGAGATGGTTATGGAGCATATAGTGTAGAAATAACTTCTTCTAATGGTAATATCTTTCAAAACAATAGAATAGATACTGAATTATCAACACATGTATATATAGCAGGTTCAGATATTACTGATACTATTCCAGCTGAAGAATTTAGTTGGAAAAGAATTAGTGATGATCCTACATCAGATACTCAATGGAACAATAAAAATCTTAAAGGTAAAACTATAAGGATTACTAATAAAGATGTTAAAAAGAAAGCTACATTTATTTGTACTGTTGTTATAGATGGTGCTAAGATCATGAATGGTCAAATTACTATTGTTGATCAACTAGATACAACATATATTAGTGCTACCTTAGAATCTAATAAATCTTTAGTTCAATTATATAATACAGAAGATGGTAAATTAAATCCTGATTGGACTGTTTATCCTTATTTAGTCTTAACTCCAGGAGTATGGTCAGGAGATCCTGATGATAATCTTCTTATATCTCAAAAAGAAAATATTAAAGACTTTAAATGGACTAAGAATGGATTATCTATAGAAAACAGTCCTACTCATGTTATAGATGAAAATAAAGTTCTTACTATTAAAACAAATGAGTTAACTCTTAATCCTAATATTAGATATGGATTTTATGGTGTATATGTAGATCCATTAACTAAAGCTGAGACACCTTTTTATTCATCTTTATCATTTGTTAGAGTAGAAACTTCTGGAGTTACTATCCAAGCAGTAATGTTATATCCATTAGGAAGTATTTTTAAAAATGATGATGTAGATTTCTTAAAAGCTCATTGTGATTTATGGAGAGGTTCTTATATAGATAATACTGATGTTGAATATAAATGGTTTATAGAAAAACCTGGAGTATTTGATCCTAAATTTACATCTGCTACTGCAAAAGTTGGAGATAATGTATTACATGTAGATAATACTATAGGAATGGTTAGAGATTCTAATATTAGAATCTTAGGATATGATTATGTAGTAGCTACAGTAAATTCTTCTACAACCTTAGTATTAACAGAAACATTAAAACAAGATATTCCTAGTGATACTAGAATTTATAATCCTTATTATAATGATAAAGGAGGTATTGGATGGGCTTATATTGATGAAGTAAATAATTTTGGAGTTACTGGATATACTACTAATGAAATTACTATTCCAGAATCTACTGTATTAAATTTTGCAACATTTAAATGTGTTATTACAGATTTAGATTCAAAATCTATTACTTATAATCAATCTGTATATGCCACAGCTTCATTTTTAGACCAACAAGATCCTTTACAAATAGCTTTTAATACTCCTGAAGGAACTATCTTTAAAAATAAAACAGGAACTATTACAATAGAAGCTGAAGTATGGAGAAATGGTGAAGAACTTGATGAAGATGGATCAACATATATTTATGATTGGATTCAATATGATAAAGATGGACAAATAATTCCCACTTTCTCTAGAATAAATAAGACTATTTTAATAACACCAGATGATGTTGATTCTAAATCTAATTTTGAAGTTAGATTGAAAAACTCTTTAGGAGAGGTAATTGCTAAAGGAAGAATCACCATTGTAGATATTATTGATGGTAGTAATAGTGTTATTATATATACTAGAGATATGCTTGAACCTATCCAACCTAGAGGAGCTAGTCCAGCAGGATGGAATGTTAATCCTAACACATTTGATGAATGGTATGGATTATTATGGCAAGCATTTAATATAAATAATCTAACTGGAGAGCCTTCAGGAGAATGGACTCCTCCATTATTAGTTGATGAATATACTACTAACATGTTCTTTAGATTCTTATGGAATGAAGGATCAGGAGATTATAGTAAGTATTTACAATATGGAACTAATGCTAATAATAAAAGGGAGATATTACCTACTCCATTTAATATGCCAGATGTAGTATGGAAATGTATTTCTACTGCTGATGGTGATACAGATGGAGGTTTTTATGTTCCAAATATACCTATTTATCATCATCTTACTTATAGATATTCTATATGGGTAAAACAGATGCAGAGAGATGGTACTATCTTGTTTGGATGTGATCCTAATACTTCATTATATTCAGGGCAAACTTCTGATGGTTTATTCTGGAGAGGCGATTTACCAGAATTAAATAAATGGTATTTATTAGTAGGTTATATTAATAGTTCAGAGGACAATACAGGAGAAAAATCTGATGCTGGTATATATGATCCTAAAACAGGCAGAAAAGCTTCTGATACAGTTAAATTTAGAACTTTTAAATTTAAAAACACTGATGAAGTTCAAATGTTTAGAGCTTATCAAGGCAGTGCTTTAGGAATAGGTACTGAAGTACATTTTTGGGGTCAGAGATTAGATCTATGCAATAATAGAGAACCTTCTATTTCTGAATTATTAAAACAAACAGCTATTGGTACTCCTGCTAGAAGTGTAGAGATACAAGGAGATCAATTATTTAAATATAAAGATGATTTTCAAGGAGATCCTATTCCTAATGTTATTAATATAATAGCTTTAACACAAAATATTCTTGATCCTCAATATATATGGAGATATAAAACTGAAAACACCAATTGGACAGTAATAGAAAATACTACTAATTCTTTAACTATTAATCCTAATGACCCTAAGATGGGATGGAGCAATGGTAATACTTATGTTACTTATAGAGTAGATGTAGGAGATTATTATGCTACTCATACTATTGTGAAAATTACAGATGGAATTAATGGAATTAATGGAGCTGATGGTGTAGATGGTACAGATGGTACTTCTATAGTATGGAAGGGAGAATTTGATTCTCATCCAAATGATCCTCAAAATGGTTGGGCATATAGAAACACCACTGATGGTAAAAGCTATGTATATCAAAGTGGTTCTTGGTATCAGATGACTATTGATGGTATTAATGGGAAAAATGGTACTGATGGATTAAGTATTATATGGAAAGGAGAATTTAAAAATCCACCTTCTAATCCTGAAATTAATTGGGTATATAGAGATATAGATAATGGTAAAGTTTATATTTATAATGGTACAGCATGGACTTTAATGGTTACTGATGGTTCAGATGGAACTGATGGTGCTAATGGGGAAAATGGATGGAATGTGTATATAACTTATCATGATTCTGAATTAAAGCCCAATAAGCCTACTGGTAATGGAACTACTAATGGATGGCATACTGATACTACAGATAATGTTATATGGATGTCTCAAAAAGTAGCACCTAGTGCTTCTTCAGGTGAATGGGGAGATCCTGTAAAAATTGTTGGAGTTGATGGATGGTATATAGATTTTAAATATGCTTTAAGTGAAAATATTCCTCCTATACAATATCCTAATGGAAAAAGTCCTGGTACTAATTGGTATGATAATCCACCCCAACCATCTGGTAACTTATATGTATGGATGACTAAAATATTAAAAAATCCTATTACTGGAGAAGTAAAAGATGGAGAACAGTGGTCAACACCTATTAAATTAACAGGAGATAAAGGAGAAGATTCTTATACTGTAATAGCAGATAAAGAATTTCATGATATACTAGTAGATCCTGGAACTAAAGATACCATAAATCCAGATTACTTAGATCCTAATAAATTAGCATTATCAGTATCAACTACATATACAGTTTTAAAAGGTTCTAAAGAACTTATTTATAGACTACAAGGAGGTACTACTCCTGGAAATAATTATTACTCTATAATAGCTGAACCTGATGAAGGTCTTGAAGTTGGAATTTCAGAAAAAGGACAAATATATCCAACAGTTTTTAATACTAATAAAACATATCTTTCATGTAAGATAAGAATTTATTGTGAAGATTCAGGAATTAATTTTTTGAAGGTTATTACTTGGAGAAAGATTAATGAAGAGAATTGGTATCTAGAAGATGCATTAGGAGGAGTGTCTGTTACAGATGGAGGATTATTCTTAACCACTTGGATTAGATTAGGACATGCTAGAAAGAAGAATGATTTTGAATATGAACTAACTGATGAAAAAGCAGGTATATATGGAGGTAAAAATTTACCTGGAGAATATGAACCTCAAACAGTAAGGTTCTATTCTGGTGGTAATTATGAATCTTCTCAAGAATGGTCTAATTTATATCAAGAATTTTTAAATGGAGATAAAACTCCAGAAAAAAGACAACAATTTTGGAAATATGATCCTAGATCTCAAAGTCCTCAAGGAGCTACATTTGTAATCAGAGAAGATGGTCAAATGTTATGTTATGGTGGATATTTCCATGGAGATATTTGGGCTGATAATGGTTATTTTAAAGGTAAAATAGAAGCAGATGAAGGATATTTTAAAGGAACTCTAACTGCTACAACAGGAACTATTGGAGGTTTAAATATTTATGAAGATGGCTTTGGTATTAAGGGAGGAAACTTCTATGTAGATTCTAATGGTAATCTTACTACTAAGAATGCTAATATTAGTGGAAACTTAAGTGTATCAGTTGGTGGAAACATAGGCAATTTTAAAGTGCAGGATAACTATTTAGAGTTTAGAATGCCTGATACTGTCAGTGGAAGGGAATTATTAATTAAGATTGGTAAGACTACTTCTAATAACTTTGGTGTAATTATGGGAAAAGTCTACACTGGAGGAGACAGTTATATTGGGGATTATTATTCTCAGGGATGGCTCCATACTTCATTAGGAGGATCAGAAAATTCTTATCCAACATTAAGAGCTTGGACACTAGAAGCTAAAAATGGAAGTATAAGTAGTTTCACTTCCTCAGATTGTTTATTAGGTTGTTTAAGATTTAATACTCAAACTAAATATCTCACATCAGCTAGTAAAAATATTCAAGTGCAAAACAGTTATTCTGTTTATATAGCCACTTCAGCAGGTGGAGATACTTTGGATGGTTGCACTATTTCTGGAGGCTATACAGGCCAAATTATATTCATTATGAATCATAATGAAAGTCATAGAATAGGTATTAGCAAAAATTCTTTATATTCTAATAAAGATGTATGGATTCCACAAAAATCAGGAGCTTTATTTTTAAAAACAGTAAATGGATGGATGTGTGTAAGTGCTATGTCAGGAGATTGGGGATAAATTTAAAAATTTAAATACTATGAAACTAAATATAAAAGAAAGATTAATGATGTTAGAGTTGCTCCCTGAAAAGGGGGCTCTCTTAACTATGACTAATAAGAGAAATATAATTAAGAAAGTAGATTTTAGTTCAGAAGAAATTGAAACTTTTGAAATTAAACAAAATGAAAAAGGTATTACTTGGAAAAATGAAGAGAAGCCTAAAGATGTTGATTTCAATAGTGAAGAATTAAAACTATTAAAAGATTCTGTTGATGAATTGGATAAAAATAATTCAATTACAGATGCTATTTTTGATTTATGTGTTAAAATTAAAGAAGCTTAAAATGAGCAATATCAATATAGATATTTTTGATCCTGCTACTATTGCAGAATTAAGAATGAGATTTCAAACATGTCCTAGGAGAATTACTTCAGAGGACTATAAATATCTTATTGATGTTCTATCTAAAATGATTGATACTTTAGAGATTGCTACTGAAGAAATTATTAACAATAAAAATTGTTATTTTGGTATTTCAGCATCTCAAAATATTTCAGATATTCATGTATTGAATGCACTGTTAGTTAAATCATTACCTAGTACATTTGAAGAAGATATTAATGGTACTGTAGCTAATCCTTTATATGGATATCTCTATATTGTAGTTCCAAGTACATTTACATTCTCTATTACTAATAATGGTGTAAATGTCAAAAATGAATTTACAAAGATTAGATCAGAGTTAACACCTGATAAAACTACACAATTAGATGTTTATAGAACATCAGAAATTAAATATTTGGATTCTCCAAATCATTTTAACATAGTAATAAGTTAGAAAAATGAGTAATATATTAACTGGTTTTAACATGCAAGGAAATGATCCTATTGATGATAGGATTGTTTCTAAAAGTAATTTGGAGACATTAGAACAATATCTTAAAAGAGTACCTGTACAGAAAAGATATTATGGTCTAACATTCTTTGCTTTAGATAAAAATAATGAGTTAAGAAAATATACTTTTCAAACCAGTTTAATAAACCCTACTATTGATGATTATAAAGAGTTACAAGAACATGTAAGTGATAAAGCAATTCATAAAACAAGTGAAGAAATCAGATCTGAAATAGTAGATGCAGATATTCCTGATACAATAGCTAGAGTTCAATGGACTTTAGATCAAATTAATACAGCAGTTATTAATCTTATTGGAGGAGCATCTGATGAATACAATACTTTAAAAAGAATTCAAACAAAAATTGAAGAGCTTAGAGCTAAAATATATGGAGATGATGGAGGCACAGTTCTAAATACATTAGAACAAGCTCTTAAATTTTTAAATCAGTATAAAGATTTTATTGTAGATATTCCAGAGAATTTTGTTAGTAAACAAGATATAGTGGACAATTTAACTACTGATGATCCTACTAAAGTATTGTCTGCTAAACAAGGAAAAGTATTAAGTGATACTCTAACTAATTATTTTGAATCAGCTATGCAGTCTATCAGAACTGAAACTGATAGAGCTATTAATGCTGAAAATAGAATAGAAACTAAACTAGATAAAGAGATAGACAGGTCTATCAAAGAAGATCAAAGAATTGATGCAAAACTTGATGCTGAGATTAAAAGGTCTACTGATGAGGATCTAAGGATAGATTCTAAGTTAGATTCTGAGATTAATAGATCTACCACTGAAGATGATAGATTAGATAAAAAAATAGATGCTGAAACAACAAGAGCAACTACTGTTGAATCTAATTTAAATACTAAGATTGAAACTGAAACTGATAGAGCTGAAAGAGAAGAATCTAGAATTGAAACAAAATTAGATAATGAAATTGCTAGATCTACAAATAAAGATACTGAACATGATAATAGACTTACTACATTAGAAGGAGATACTCATGAACAGAATACTGATTTAGGAACAACTAATTCAACATTTCAATTAAAATATAATACTGGTAATAAGATTAAACATGAAAGTGATGCTATCTCTGTTAGAAATGCAGCTGATACTGATTATGTTAATTTTATTGCTAAAAATGCTACATTTAAAGGAGATCTTTTAGTAGAAGGTCAATCCTTTGTTACAGAAGCAGAAACTGTAGAAATAAAAGATAATTTACTTTTATTAAACAAAGGTGAAGTAGGAGCTGGAGTTACTAAAGGAATTGCAGGATTAGAAATAGATAGAGGAACAGAACCTAACTATCAAATTATCTTTGATGAATCTGATAATAGATTTAAAGCTGGAGAAATTGGAGACATTCAATGCTTAGCTTTAAGAGATGGTGATAATAGTATGGTTAATGGAATGTTTACCTCATGGGATTCTTCTACTAAGAGATTAAAAACTACTAATATAGTTCCTAGTGATCAAAAACTTTTATTTGGTGATAATGGAGATATTGAATTAAAATATTCATTATCTAAAATGGGAGAAATTCTTTCTTCTGCAATTCCTGTGTTAAATATTGGAAGAAAAAGTTCTGGTTATCCTCATATTGAATTTGGATTGTCTAGTAAATATGCTTTAGTATATACAGATGCTCTAAATGGGATATATTTACAAAATCAAGTTTTAGGAAAAACTTTTAAAAGAGCAACAGACTTATCAGAAGTATTATATCATGCAGATATAGTTAATAATTTAACATCTGGTGGAACAAATAAAGTATTGTCTGCAGAACAAGGTAAATTATTACAAAATTCTATTACTAGTATACAAGGTTCTTATTTACCACTTTCTGGTGGTACAATGAAGGGTAATATTAGATTCCCTATAGGAAATGGAATAGTATGTAATGATGTAACTGAAACTGCTGCTTATGTAGTATTAAGAACTTGGAATGCTAATAACTCAACAAGAATGTATGTTGGTACTGTAAATTTTCCAACATATATATCTAGTACAGCTTCTGATTTAATACATGACAGAAATGGATCTTCTTATTTATTATGGGACTCTTATAACCTACCAACCCCAGCAAGCACAACTGATTTAAATAATTACTTGCCACTTATTGGAGGTACCTTAACTGGACAACTTACAATAAAACAATCAGTAGATATTAAATTGAGATTACAGTCCACTGATGCTGATAATTATTGTATTATACAAGCCATAGATTCACAAGCCTCCCAGTTAGGAGTATTTGGATATGCAGGAGATAAGTGGGCTATTGGACATGGTGGAACTTATTATGAAATCTGGGATAAATATAACCTAACTAATCCAGTAACATATACTACAGATACATATAATTATGCAACATTAAGAAATAAAGATGGACAGTATTTTACTTATATTAAAGCAGGAACTAATGGGTTATTGCCTCATTCTCAAGCTACATTAGTTAGTGGAGGATCAGGTTCCCTTGGGACTTCAGATCAGAGTTTTAATGCTGCATATATAAACAACTTACATACCAATAAAATAACTTTTGGTACCAATGGAGCATTCATAGATAACCAAAGTGGAGATTCTGATCATATAGGTATTGGATTTTATACTCCTCAAAATGCAGCTTGTCCTGTTTATGTAGGAAGTTTATGTGTTTCAAGTAGTTATGGTAATGGTGCTCCTAATATACCTACTAATGGAATATATTCTAAAGGAATTATATATATTGAAAATGGAATAGGATTTAGAAATAGTATTTGGACAAATGATTTAACTCCAAATAGAAATTATAGTGGATATTTACAAGTATTAGATGCTTATTATGATGCATCTAGTGCAGGAGGCCCTACTAATTATGGAACTGTATTACAAGTAAATTCAAGAAATTCTCATTGGGCAAATCAATTATGGTTTCCAGGTGGTGCAAAAGCTAGTAAAAATGGTCTTTATTATAGGCATATGGGTTATAATGAGACAACATATGGAGAGTGGCATAGGTTATTAACAAATAAAGATGTTAATATAATACAAACACAATCTAGTAGTAATCCTTCTACTTTACCAGTTAATCAAATATTTTATTCTGAAATAAAAGGAGTTGCTGAAACTCCAACACCTAATGGGTTATTATTTAGTGTTCAAGGAGATGATGAAGGAATTCAATTATGGGCAAATTCTGCTAGAACTGAACTTTATTATAGAACTAAATGGACATCATTTGGAAATTGGATTAGATTAGCCACAAAAACAGACTTAGATAGTTATCTCCCATTAACAGGTGGAAATCTTACTGGAAAATTAAGTATCAAGTCTAGTGGTCCTAATTTATTAATATTAGATTCAAGTAGTTCTACAGAAAGTGTTATTCATTTTTTAAGAAGTTCTACTTCAAAAGGGGCAGTTGGTTATTATGATAATATAGGAGCTTTTATATATAATTTCCCTTCTAATACTTATTTATTTGTTAAAGATGATGGAAAACCTTATGTAGGTACAAGAACAGATTATAAGAAAATATTAACTGAAACAGATATTACTGGATATGCAACCCAAACATGGGTAAATAATAAAGGTTATCTAACATCACATCAAACTATATATGATTTAACATTCCAAGCTGGAACTTTCTCTGCTAAAACATTTGATCCTAATGGTGCTGCAGCTACAGTTAATATACCTACAAGTACTAGTCATTTGACTAATAATAGTGGATTTATTACTAGTTCTGCATTAAGTGGTTATGCTACACAATCTTGGTGTAATAGCAAATTTGCTCCATTGACTAATTTTACTTTAACTAGTAATTATGCCACTATTAAAGGAAATGGAAATGAAATATGCATAGGAAACACATCTCAATCTTCTGCTTCAGCATATATGTCAATAAATTATAGAGTTCCAACTGGATGCACTTATGCTCCCAATGCTTTTTATTTTAGAGCAGGATCTGCAGAATCTTGGGCAAATATTTATGCTGGAAATGTATATATGAGTTCTAACTTAGTTGCCACTCAAACATGGTCATCAGGACAATTCCCTACTAAAACAGGAACAGGTGCTAGTGGAACTTGGGGTATTAGTATTTCAGGAAATGCAACAACTGCTTATACAGCATCTAAATTAGGCTCTACTACAATAGGAGGATCAGCTAAACCTATATATTTAAGTTCTGGAGCACCAACAGCATGTTCTGCAACAGTAGGTTCTACTACAGTTCCAGTATACATGAATGCAGGAACAATTACTCAATGTTCTACTACTTTAGGAGTCTCTATTACAGGTAATGCTGCTACTGCAACAAATTCAACTCAATTAGGAGGAACAGCAGCCAGTTCTTATGTAAAAGCTAATGATAACATTAGTAGATTAACTAATGATAGAAATTATGTTAGATCCACTTCCACATTAAAAGTAGCTGATATACAAGTATTAGATGGAGGTACTCCAGGATCTGAAGCAGGTATTTTATATATAGTATTAGAATAATTATGGGATTAACATTAAATGGAAAAGAAATTGCTTCCATGAAAATAGGTGGAAGAAATGTTAAAGAAGCTTGGTTGAATGGAAAGAAAGTATGGCCTACCTCTACTCATCTAACTCCAATTGTAGAACAAATAAGTGCTGCATGGAACAACTATCCAGTTCATTTTTGTGAATTTAATGGTAATACAAATCAAACTTACTTAAAACAAGGATCTACACAGTTTGTTCCTCAAAATTTTGGAGCTATGTCAGGTGCAGGTACTTTTGTTGAAGGAGTTGCAGGAAGAAAAGCCTTACAATGTCAATCAACTGATATATATTTAAGTAATCAAGCTAAAGCTCCTACAAATGTAAGTATTTCTATGTTAATAAAACAAACTACCACAAACAGTTCTTATTCTGGAATTTTAGGAGGAACAATTTTTGGACTAAATACTGAAGAATTTGGTTATGCTTTAGGATGGTCTCCTAGTATCCAAAGTAATAAATTTGCTGCTGAATGTTACTGTGAAGGTGGAAAAGGTGCTTCTGTTGTTTATTCTAGTAGTTCTGTTAATACAAATAAATGGTATCATGTAATGATAACTTATCAAGCTAATATTTTAAAATCTACAATTTCTATAAATGGAAGTACTTGGGATTATGGGGCAAATGCTAATGGTTTACTAGGAAATATAGGTTATGGTAATTTAAATAATTCTTCTTTACATCTAGGTTGTGTATGGCAGAGTGGAAAGAATTATTTTAAAGGATTAATACAAGATTTTGTTTTATGGAGAGATGTTTCATTATATGATAATCCCTCATTAGCTAAATTAATTGTAGATTACTATAAAGGATTAAATATAATTTAAAATGATAACATATAATACAAAAGAAGAAGCTAAGGCAGTTCTAAGAAATAAAGAATTGCCTTTTGGAGCTTCTATAATTTTAAATGCTAAAGATGGAGATTTATTAGGTGTTCAAGGTAAATCTAAAATGAAATTTTTAGATATGAACACTTTACCTCCTACAGATGGAAAATCTAACCAAGTTCTAAAACTAGATGATAATGGTAATGTAGTTTGGGCTGCTGATGATATGAGAGATATTGTAGATAATCTTACTAGTACTGATACAGATAAAGCTCTTAGTGCTAATATGGGCAAATATCTACAAGATAATAAACTAGATAATGGGGTTATAGCAGGAATAAATATAGTAACAGGACATGCTTATAAAATTATAAATAATAAATTAAATATAGAAATAGCTTATAGAAATTATTCTAAAGATAATAATACTTTTGATAGAAGGTACATAGATGATGTTATTCCAGAAGCTTCAGACACATCTACAGGAGTAATGAGTGTAGATCATTATAATTTATTGGCTAATATTGTAACTAATGCTAGTACTAATATTAATGGTATAATTCATAAACTGACTAATTATAGTTATTCAACTAATACTGTCACTCATAATAGTTCTATATTATATAAAGCTTCTACTGGAATTTGGTCAACTGCAAATGTTACACATACTATTAATGCAGCAACTACAACTAAAGCAGGAGTGATGACAGCAGCAGATAAAGTTAAACTAGAGAATACTGTTAGTGCTACTACTTCTGCCACTCCAGATACTTTAGGTTTAGTTAAACAAGCTGCTGATTTAACAGATTTACAAGCTGATACTGATCTAGAAGGTGTTAAAGCTCAATTTAACCAATTATTAGCTAATTTAAGAGCTGCTGGTATAATGTATCAAACTCCACAACCATAAGATTATGAGTAAAGTATTTTACAATAGTAAACTAGCTAAAGCAATCTTATTTAAAGGATATAATACAATTATGTTATTTGGCTACATATTTACAAAAAAAGAAAGTTTAATGCCTTCATCTCTAAGGCATGAATTAATTCACTGTGAACAATATAAAGAGTGTATTATAGCTTTCTTAATTCCATTTGCTATATTATGTATATTTTATAGTTGGTGGTGGTTACCTATCTATTTTTTAATGTATTATATTATATATGGAGTAGAATATTTGATATCTCTAGTTTATAATATATTTAAAACATTAATTAAAAAAGAAAAATTTAATATCTCAGATATTAATCATAAAGCATATAAAGCATCAGCCTTTGAGATAGAAGCATGTGAAAATGAAGAAATAGAGGACTATTTAGATCATAGAAAAGGCTTTGCTTTTATAAAATATTATGGAAAGCTATAAAGAATAGCTATAGTAAATTGTATAGTTTTTAAAAATTTTGAATATTTCTCATCTAAACATAGTATCTTTGTATTGGAATTAATTGGCCAATATTCCAATATAAACTAACTAACTAACAACTTAAATTTTAAAACAATGGCAAGAAGTTTAGATGATGCTGCTTCTAAGGGAGTGGCTGGTGCAGGTCTTGGATTGACATACTAGTCCCATATAATAGAAATATTATATGCAAATCCCTTGAATTGCTGGAAAGTCCTAATATTTAGGATAATCAGCAGCCAAGCTTTATAATTTAAATTTTAAATGTTATGATTAGAGGAATAATTTATAAGTACATTTCACCTTCTAATAAAGTCTATATAGGACAAACTATAAATGAAAAGGATAGAAGGAAACATTTTTTAAATATTCAATTATCTTATGGAGGAAACAAGATAGATAATGCTAGGAGAAAATATGGTCCTGAAAACTTTATTTATATTATTTTAGAAGAGAAATGGTATTATACTAAAGAAGATGCCTCTAAAGATTTAGATTTATTAGAATGCTATTATATAGGTTTAAACAATTCTTATGAAAATGGATATAATAGTACTTTAGGTGGTGGAACAACTACTGGATATAAGTTTACTAAAGAACAAAAAGAAACTTGTAGAAAGAGAATGTTAAATAATAATCCATTTAAAGGTAAAAAACATTCTAATGAAACTAAAAAGATTATAAGTGAAAAGAATGGAAAAACTGTTTTACAAATAGATCCTAAAACTAATAAAATAATTAATGAATTTGTTTCTGCTAAAGAAGCTGCTAGAAGTTTAGGTAAGACATCAAATGCAGAGATTGTTAAAGTTTGTAATGGATATATTAGTAAATCAGGAAGACATTATTATACAGCATTTGGATTTAAATGGAAATATAAAGAAGGTTCAGAGACTATCTAGAAATAGAGTACATCACAAGCTAATGGTGATGGAAGTAGGGGACATCTGAAAAGATGATGATATAGTCCAAACTACATGTATATATAAAGATGTAGAAGTTCATTAGAGAACTGTATAGAGCTTGCAACTCTATATGAATAAATTGTAGGTATAGCAGGTACAGCTCTAGGTTTGTGGGCATTAGTAAAAAATGGTGGTAATCTTTTAGGTGGTATTGGTGGTGGAGAAACTATTATAGCTAATAACACTTTAGGATATGGTGCTGCTGGTGTAAGTGGATTTGGATATACTCCTTCTGAAGTATATATGTCTGCTAAACAATGTGAAGATAATGTTGCATTGACTAGAGCAATCTATGATACTAGAATCAAAGATTTGCAAGAGAAAACTGGTATTTATAATTATTTCAATGACAAGTTCTGTCAAGTTGAAAAACAGGTTGCTGCTTTAGAACAAGCTAAACCTTATGAGCAAAAGATTTTGGAATTGCAATTCCAATTGGCTCAAAACCATTCAGATAGATATACTGATAAGAAAACTTGTGGTGTAATCTATGGAGTAAATGTATTACCTGAGACTCCAGTAGTAACAGGTTATGAAGGAGCTAATGGTCCTTGGGGATCATGTGGTTGCCCTAGAGTAGCTACTTCTTCTAGTACTCCTGCTGCATAATTAATTGGGGAGATTAAGTTCTCCCCTTTTTAATCTTATATTACTATGAAAAATATTGCAGAACAATTAGCAGAACAAGCTCAATTAGCACAAGAAAAATTAGGACAATTAACTAATAATAATATTCAGAAATTGCCTAAATCAGTATCTGAAGAAATCTTGGTAGAATTATCTAGTGTTTCTGAATCAGATATGTTAACTATGAATTCAATACCTGAATTTGTAGAAGCTAATAATCTCTATAATCAACATTTTCAATTGTTCCTTCTTAATAAATTTAAAGAAGAATTTAGTTCTACCAGAGAAGGTAGATTAATTTCTGAAAATTTATTGAAGGTAATTAAAGATTGTAAATCTAAAGCAGTTGAAATTAATAAACAAAAATTAGAAGATTTAGAAGAGTATAAGAAACATCAATTTGAATTTGAACAATGGTTAAAAGAAAGGAATAAATTATGATATCAGATGTAGAAATTTTTAAACAAGTAGCTCCTAGATGGATTAAGAATATTATAGTTCAACTAACAGGAAACAGTTTTGGTACTAAATTAATGCTTCCTATAGTAGATGAAATAGTTGAAAACAAAATAGGTTCTTTTGTTAGTTTACTAGCAGATTCTGAAGGTAATCTACACTTTGATAGACTGTTAGATAAATATCTCAAATTAATTGATGAAACAGGAGGATTTAAATTTAAACTTGGAGATCTTCCTAATGTTCCTAAAGGTTTAGCTAGTTTGATTAGTAATAAAACATATGAGATTGAAAGATCTGATCTAGAATCTCTAAAAACCTTATTTAATAATGCTAAAAATGAACAAGTTAAAACAGATCAGTTATGAGACATTTGATGAGTAAACTATTTGGAACCTCTGGATATGATTCAGATATGTTTAGTGACCAATTCAGACAAGACTTTGAAAACAAAGGCTTCAAGAATATGAGAAACTATAATGATGATATGAACATGTCTAGAAGATATTCTAATAAACCATTTGAACAAGAATCTATGCATAATAGGTTTTCTGAGAAAAGTGGTAAAGAAAAAGAATATTGTGATATTAAAATGATGGAACATGTTAAAGAACATGGATATCATTTAGATAAAGAAATGCTTGAATGTGGTCTGCTTCTATTAGATTTTGAAGATGATGAGCCTTGGTCAGTTGAAGAAACTGAAAGAGCTAGGAAAAATAATAATCTACATTTTACTGGAGAATTCTCTTCTGTAAATAAATATGATTTTAATTTTATTATGAACAAGAAGAAAGCTAAAGAAAAATATGAAGGTAAGTCTATTAATGAACTTGCTTATAATACATATAAGTCTTTAACTGATGATTCTTTTCCATATCCTGAAGCTAAGGCATATTTCATTTTCTTGACATATCTATATGGAACTATGGCAGAAAAACATAAACTATTCAGGTAATTGTTCTTGGATTTTGTTTAATGAGCCCTCTATCTTAATTGATAGGGGGCATTTTTTGTTTTATATAAATTTTTAAGTTATGAAGTTAGTTTTAAAAAGAATAAATAATCAAGATAACTATTGTGAAGGTAAGTTATATATTGATGGTATATATCAATGTGATGTAATTGAAGATGTAGATAGAGGTTTAACTAATGAAATGTCTGTTGCAGAAATTCAATCTAAAAAAGTATATGGAGAAACTGCTATTCCTAAAGGAACTTATCAAATTACTTTAGATGTGGTAAGTCCTAAATTTAAAGATAGGTCTTGGGCTACTTTCTGTGAAGGTAAACTTCCTAGACTATTAGATGTTCCTGGATTTGAGGGTGTTTTAATACATGTAGGAAATGATCCTATTACTGATTCTCTTGGCTGCCTTCTAGTAGGACAAAAAACTAAAGATGGTTGGGTTTCTAATAGTACCCAAACTTTTAAAGATCTCTATTATAAGCTTAAACAGGCTACAGATCAAATAACCATAACAATAGAATAATATGAATATAAAATGGAAATTATACTTAGGAGTATTTATAGTACTCCTAGGTTTAATATGTACTATTAGTTTTCAAGCTAAATATATTAAAAAACAGAAAGCTAATATAGAAAGATTATCTCATAATCAAGAAGCTCTCACTACAGAAATAGTTAATTTTAAAACTAAAGATTCTCTTAATGCAGCTACTATTAAATCTTTAATAGTAACTACTAATGAATATAAAAATATTAATGATGATTCTAAAAAACAAATAGAGGCTCTAAATATTAAATATAAGAGACTTTTAAAAGTTAATCAAACAATTACTCAAGAGAATCAAAATCTCCTCTTAAATAAGGTAATAGACACCTTATATCTTAAAGATACAATCATAAAAACAATAAAAGCAACATATAGATCTCCATATTTAGATTTAGATGTTATAGATTTAGGAAAACAATATAAAATAGAATATCAATCTAGAGATACTATAGATCAGATATTAGAAAATATTCCTAAGAAATTCTTATTTATAAAATATGGAACAAAGGGGTTTAAAACAACATATGTAAATAGAAATCCTAATGCTAAAATTACAGGAGCAACAGATTATGTATTTAAAAATAAAGTTTGGAAAAAGCTATAAAATGTTGTATCTTTGTAAATTAATTTAAATAAAATAGAATGAAAACAAGAGAACTAATATTTAGAGTATTACAGTTCTTATCTATTAATTCAGATGATTCTATACAAGATTTTTCTGAAGAATATATTTATAATATTTTAATAGATAAAAGAGCTTTTCTTCTAAAGCAACACTACAAGGATGCTAGAAAATCTGTACCTAGGTCTTGTTATCAAACATTAAATGTTCCTTTAGAAAAAATTAGAGTTGTTCCTGATCTTAAATATTCAGAAGTGCTATTAAGATCAGTGGATAAAATACCTGAAATGGTAGACTTTGCACAAGAAGCAGGAGTAGCTACTACTATTATAATGAGTACAGATTATACAGCAATTCCTTTTAATTTAGTTACATTTGAAAGATTGCCTTCTGTAGGTTCAAATAGATGGACAAAAGATCTATTATATGTAGCATTAGGAAATGAAAGATTATATCTAAAATCTTTTAATTCATCTTTTACTAATCTAACTAAAGTTTTGATATTTGGAGTTTTTTCTGATCCTTCTCAAGTATATTATGCTAATGGAAATGAAGGAGATTATTATGAAGAAGAATTTCCTATTAATAATTCTATGGTAGATCCTATTATTAGATTAACACTAGAAGAACTTACTAGAATTCAAAGACCTAAAGATGTTGTTAATGATGGAGAAGGAATTGAGGATCAAAGATCTAGAGTATAATTATGAGTGAACAAAGAGAGCATAAATTTAAAAATTCATATAGTTGTAAAGACTATTGGAGATATTATTGTAAAAATTGTAAACAAATTCCTTATGAGAAATATAAAGAGATATTAGATTTTATCATGGAACAATATTCTCTTCTTATTTCTGAGAAAGCTATGGATATAAAATTTCCTTATAGATTAGGACAAATTAGAATTAGAAAACATTTTAAAAGTCCTAAATTTGAAGATGGAGAACTAATTAATAATCTTCCTATTAATTATAAAGCTACTAAAGAATTATGGGAATCTGATCCAGAAGCTAAAAAAAATAGACAAGTAATATATCTTTTAAATCAACATTCTGATGGTTACATGTATCAAATTAGATATACTGTTTCAGATATTGCTAATAGATATGATAAACTAAGATTCTTAAAATATAAACCAGCTAGAATAATGTCTAGACAATTTTCTAAAAATATTAGAGAGCATAAAATAGATGCATTAGAACAAGAAAAATATGAGATATGTAAAATTGATTGAACTGTTAGATAGACTTAAAAGTAATAATATAATGGCAGATTTAAATTATGAAGCAGTAGTAATTTATGTTACTGATTTCTTTCAAATATTAAATTCTCCAAAATTACTTAGAGATTATAAAACAGAATCAGATATAGAAATAAAAGATTACATGGGTAAATTACCTTGTAATTTTGTTAAAGAAGTACAATTAAGAATGAGGCATCATAATAATGATAAAGCTTTCATTCCAATGAGAAGATCTACAGATACATTTCATCCTACAGGAAAACAATATTGTTATCAAGAAGGTCCATCTGATTTAACTTATACAATTAATAATGGAATGATTTATACTTCTTTTAGAAATGGATTTGTTGAAATGGCATATAGAGGTATAGTAGTAGATGAAGATGGAATGCCTATGGTTCCTGAAAACTTTGCTATTATGAGAGCTTTAATTGATTATATTAAAGTTCAATATTATACTATACTAGTAGAAAATATGAGAATGCCTTATCAAGTACTTCAAATGGTAGAACAAAGATATGCTTGGTCTATTGGTAGAGCTAGTACTCAATTACATCAAATGTCATTAGATGAAGCAGAAAACTTTACAAATATAGTTAATAGACTTATTCCTGATTTAAAACAGCATGATAAATATTATGCATCATTAGGAAGTAAGGAATATTTAAGAACACAATAATATGGGAATACCTAAGATTGAAAAACATTTGATTAAGGGAATTAATCAAGATATCTCAAAATCTAAGTTTAGCAATGAATATGCTTATGAAATAAGAAATGCTAGACTATTAGCTACAGATAGTCAAACTACTTTTGCTGTAACTAATGAAAGAGGTAATAAAGAATATATTATAACAGATAATAAAGGAAATACTGTAGCAATTAAAGGAATCATATTAGGACATTGTGAAGTTAAAAACTATATAGTATTATTTACACATCAAGAGAATCCAGTTATTGATAGAATTTATAGAATAGATACAGAAACTAATCAAATGATTACTATCTTAGAAGGAAATATGAATTTTAATATTCAACATAAGATAGAAACTATAGGATGGTATGAGTCTGATTCTATTATAAAAGTATATTGGATAGATGGTTTAAATCAACCTAGATATGTAAATATAGCAGATGGAGCTGAGAATGATATTAGTGTTATAGATTTTGTTCCTGAAATTAGCTATGGTAATATTGAAGTTAGCCAAACTACTGGAGGTTTATTTAAAGCAGGAATGATTCAATATGGATATAATCTATATAGAAAATATGGAGCTCAATCTAAACTTAGTGGCCTAAGTGAATTATATGCTATCACTAGTACAGGTAAAGGCTATGAAAAAGATACTAATGTTCCTGTGGCTTTTAATATAACAGTGAATGAAATTCCTGAACAAGGATTTTCTAATATAAAATTATATAGAATACATAGAACTGAATATAATAGTCTTCCTAAGATTAGTCTTATATATGATGGTCCTATAAAAGGTGGAAGTGAATTTACTTATAAAGATAATGGTTTAGTATCACTAGAAGATGTGTCATTAGAACAATTAACTTTTTTAGGATCAGATTTTTTAATTCCTAATTGTATTGCTCAACATTCAAATAGATTAATATTTGCTAACTATAAAGAAGAACATAGTAATTTACAAGATTTAATAGATCCTAATGGTAAATATAATTTTCAAGGAGCAGAAGAACTAGATTTTGATAAAGCTAGTAGAACTTATAAAAGTAGTGATAATGATTTAATCAATGCCAGTCCAAACTTTATTAAATATAGTATAGGAGCTGAAACTCAAATTATAGATACTTATACAATATTACCTATTGAACAACAAAATTTCACTCAAGATGTTAATAGCACTTCAGTTGCTGCTAATGAAACATGGAAAGGTAATATACAATCCAGTTTAAAATATAATCCATATCAAAATGATCAAAAAGGAAAAATTAAAACTTCTTTTAAAAGAGGGGAAACTTATAGATTTGGAATACAATTCTGTGATAAATATGGCCAATGGTTAGAGGTAATATATCTAAAAGATGTTTATATACCTAGAGGAATAAATAATATCAAATCTAATCCTAGAGGTGGATTAGAGTCTTACACAGAAGCTCCTTTTAATGAAATTAAAAATGGGTTAAATGTTAATATATCTGCTAATTATTCTAGAATAACATTTACATTGCCTATAAGTCTTTGTAAAATATTAGTACAAGATTTTGATATTGTTAGAGCTAGAATAGTTAGAGTTAAAAGAGATACTTCAAATTCTAGTATACTATCTCAGGGTATATTAACTCCTACTATCTTTCAAAGAACTCAAAGAGATACTGGTTTTTGGGCTATGCCTGATTATTTAACTAGAAATATGGGAATTAATAGTCCTGATAAAAAGACAGTAGCTACTTCTAGTAAAATGCCTACACATGCAATATTTCCAGCTAAAGGAGTATTTCAGCCTTTATGTGGAAAAGCAGATTTAACAGTTGGAGTATTAGGCAGTCCTGATAGTTATGTATATGATAATATAGAATTTGATGCAAAAGATTCAACTTTTTATAATCCTGTAAGTATTATAGCAGATACTACTGATTCTAACTATTGTGTTTATGGAGATAGTAGTATTGTAAATATGTGGTCTCCTGAAATATCTTTTCCAGATCAACCCAAATTAGATTTAAACTCTTGTGAAGTTAAATTGGTTGGAATAACAACTAATAGATGGACATTATCATCTTCCACAACATTAGACACTACTAATAATAAGAATGTAACTGTTAGTGCTAGTATTCCAGGATATGAAGATAGAATTTTAACTTATCTTAGACCTGGCTATCTTAGTAATGGAGAAGGATTGATTTTTACTTATGATAGCCCTACTAATAATCATAAAATTTCTTATTTTAGAGCTTATTATGGATTTGATCCTATTAAAAAAGATTCTTCAGATAAATATACTTTATTGAGAACTGATAGTGAAAAACAGTATGGAGGAGCTAATAATGGCACTGTTGATTTATTTATGAAGAATATAGGTAAATCTATAAAATATAATTCAGATATAGATCTTCATTATACTGATAGAGATGCTACTAAAACTTTAACATATCATGGTAAAACATCTCAACATATAGTTTTTCCTGCTGTAGCAGAATTACCTGAATATGATAATGTTCAACCTTATTATCATTTCCAAAGTAATACAGATAAAGCAATAGATGATGTATTTACAGCCTATAATGATATTAAGTATGCCCCTATTTCTGATATAGAGCATGGAGAAAAAGGAACCTATAATTGGACTACTAAAGAATTTCCTATAATAGAACTTAGTAGAAAGATAACTGGAGAATCTGGACAATATGGAGAAACAGATAATAACAATAATCTATATATAGTATGTAGTAAAGAAGTTCCTATAGAATATTCCAGTACTATACAGAAACCTGTTGATATTATTGCAGATCAAGGAGATATTTATCTACAAAGATTTAATCTTTTAAAATCATATATTACAGATACACAAGCTACAAATGGAGTTGCAGAGGTGTTATCATTTATGGTAGAATCTACTATAGACTTAGATAGAAGAATAGATAACTCAGATAAATTAACTGATATTAAATATACACAACCTGAACAATATTATAAATTTAATGAAGTGTATAATCAGTTAAATGATCTATTTACTTATTCTCAAATACCTTCAGATGTAGATGTACAAACTAATTTTCCTAATAAGATAATTGCTAGTAGTACTAAAACATTAGGATCTAAAATAGATAATGCTACTAATATTCTTCAAAATGAATTTATAGATCTTGATGGTCAATATGGTGAAATTAGAAAATTACAAGAATTTAATAGTTTCATGTATGGATTTCAAGATACTGCTGTAAGTTATCTTATTATTAATCCTAGAGTTCAGTTAACTCCTTCAGATGGAGTACCTATTGAATTAGGAACAGGACAATTCTTATCTGATAAAAGATATATTACAACTAAATCTGGAACTACTAATAAGTGGGGTGTCTGTTCTTCCAATACTGGAATCTATTATATAGATGATACTAATAGTTCTATTAATAAGATTACAGGAGAAGGAATGCAAGATATTTCTACTAATTATGGATTTCACTCATACATGTCTAATATAGATCTATCTCAAGATTTTAATTCTTTCTTTCATAATAATAATGATGAAATATATTTTAATTTTAAAGATACAGAATCATTAATATTTAGTGAAGCTGCTAATGCTTTTACTGAGTTTATGGATATTACACCAAATATATTTATTAATTATAAAGATACTTTCTTAACAGATCATATAATAAATAATATGGAACATTTATATCTTCAATTTGAAGGAGACTATAATAGTTTTTATGGAGAATTAAAAGATAGTTCTATTACTATTATATCTAATGAGAATTATGATTTAGATAAAACATATGATAATATAGAATTTAGATCTGAATGTTATTCTTTAGAAAATAATAAATGGGATAAAGATGTATATAATGAAACATATAATTATATACATTCTTGGAATGAAAGACAAAATTCAGAAGAAGTTCCATTAATATTTGGTAATAATTTAAGAGAAAGATTTAGAATATGGAGAACACCTATTCCTAGACACTCAAAATCTTTAATTAGAATGAGAAATGGATGGCAATTTATTAAGCTAGGATTAAAGAATGATAATAATAGGAAAGTTATATTACATGATATTAATGTTAAATATTCTATATAATGCCAGATAAATATACAAAAAGTAAAATTAAGAATGATCAAGATGCTAAAAGAATATTAAATAGAGCTTTATTTGCAATTCATAATAATGATAAAGATATTTCAAAAAGAGGTGCAGGTCTTTATATTCAAGGATATAATAATCCTAAAAATGTATTAGGATTATCTGGAAGACCTGAAATACACACTATAGATTCTCTTTATCAAACTGATTCTATTGGAAATGCTCAAAAGATCTTACAATATATGCATGATAAAAAATTAGGAGCACCTAATACATCTATTATACATCCAGAATATTTATTAGATGAAGGTGTTACTAATAGAATGAGAGAGTTTTATAATGTGGGTAAAAATTTAGGATTAAATGAAAATGCTATTTCTGCATTGATGGCTTTAAGTTATGGAGAAACTTTATATAATAATGATCTAAATAACTTATTTTCTTATAAGAAAACTCAAATGCCTACTGTAGAAGGAGATGATAGAATTATTAATTATGGATTATTTTCTTTAGAAAATCTTAGAAAAACAACTCCAGAAGAGAAAAAAATTACAGGGAAAAATTATATAGAAGATTCTGATATGCCATATGGTAAATATAAAACATATTTAAAAGAAAATAAACTTAAAGATAGTATAGAGTCTCAAATAAATTATTATATTAATCAATACCTACCAAGTAAAGAAAAATCTTTTAAAATAGAAAATTTAAATAATAAAGATATTAATAGTGCTGTAGAATATTTGTTTAAGATGCAAGGAACTAAATTTGATCCTAAACAAACTACTACTATGAAAAAAAGAGCAGAATTTTTTAAAAATAGTAAATTTGAAAATGGTGGTAAAATGAGTATACATATAAAACCTGAAAATAAAGGTAAATTTAATGCTACTAAGAAAAGAACAGGTAAAACCACTGAAGAACTAACACATAGTAAAAATCCATTAACTAGAAAGAGAGCTATATTTGCTCAAAATGCTAAGAAATGGAAACATGCTAATGGAGGAGAACTATTAGGATTAGATTATTATACCAATCAATTAGATGGAGGAGGATTGTTGAATTCTCCTATGGTATCTAGATCTATAACTATGCCTAATCTAACAGCACAAGCTCCTGATCCTACTATGACATTAACTCAACAAGCAGTTAATCCTATAATTCCAAAACAAGGAATTGGCTTAGGAAGCATTGATCCTGTAAGTACTGTGTCCAATATATCAACATTATTTTCTTCTCCTAAAATAACATCTCAAGGAGAAAATCAACAGGCTGATGTTGATGAAGAAAATAACTTTGATCCTACATATATAGATGTGTCTAAAGTTAAAAAAGATTTTGACACTAAACAAGCTATGATAGGATCTATTGGAGCTGGAGCAGGATTAGGATCTGCTTTTGGTCCTGTAGGATCTGCTATAGGTGCTGTAGGTGGTGCTGTAGTTGGTGGTATTAAATCTATCTTTGGAAATAAAAAAGCTAAGAGAAAAGAAAGAAGAGCTAAAAATAAAGCTAGAGGATTAAATACTATGGCTACATTAGAAAGTTATATGGGAAAAGCATATGGCTTTGCTGATGGTGGAAATATTAATAATTTAATGGGTAGAAAATATTTTGCAGAAGGTGGTTTAACTTCTTTTAATACTGGAGGGAGGCATGAAGAATCTCCTATAGGTGGAATACCACAAGGTATAGGTGATAATGGAAATGTAAACTTAGTTGAAGAAGGAGAAACTAGATATCAAGATTATATCTTTTCAGATAGATTAACTTTAGATGAAGATATAGTTAAAGAATTAAATCTTCCTTCTAATCTAATAGGAAAAACATTTGCTGAAGCTAGTGAAATATTAGCTAAAGATATAGAAGAACATCCTAATGATCCTATTAGTAAAAGAGGTTTTGAAGAAATGATGATTAGATTACAAGCAGCAAATAATATGAAAAAAGATTTAGAAGATTCTAATACATTTGCTGAAGGTGGAAATTTAAATGGAGAACCTATGGAACCTAGTCCTTCTATTAAAGAAGTAGAAGGTGAAGATGAAAATCTAGGCAATGAGCTAAAAGAAGTTACAGATGAACAAGTAAAAAGAATTGCTGCTTCTAATATTAAAGAAGAAAAAATAAAAGGTGGTAGAGCTTCTGAAGAAGTAAGAGAAAATGCTACTGAATTATTTGATCCTTTAGAAATATCTGTAGGTATTAAAGTTGAAATGGAACATACAGATAGTATAGAAGCTGCTAGAGAAATAGCTCTAGATCATCTAACAGAAAATAAAGATTATTATACTAGATTATATCATATAGGATTAATTGATGAACCTATTACTGAAGAAGAAGAAAATTTCTTAAAAGAGAAATGGACTAGAATAGAGGATGTACAAGCCATAGATGAACAACAAGGTATAGTTGATATGCCTGAAGAAGAAAATGTCTCTAATGAGCTAGAACAGCCTTTAAATCAAGAAATGCCTGTAGAACCACAGCAATTTGCAAAAGGTGGAGATTTATTTGGTCCTAATAGAAATGGAGCTTATTTTAGAAATGGTAGATGGTATTTAAATTCAGATCCTAGATTATCTAATAAAACTAATATTAGAATGGATAATCCTAATAGAGGAAATTATTGGAAAACAGATCCAATATATCCAATTCCACCAGAAAGACAATTGTTTAAAGTTCCTGATATTAAAGGTGGATGGAATGGTATATTGCCTGATAATACTAAACCTTATGGGGATACTTTTAATCCTCCATTTATTAAAGGAGGAGAAGATGAAAAAACTACTGTTGAGCCAATTAAAACTAATACTTCTACAACAAAAAAAACTAGTATTCCTTCTATTGATACTGAAGAAGAATTTGATAGAATGATGGATAGAAAATATAATTTTGGAGATTTAACAGGATTAACAGGTCCAAGATTTGATCCTTATCAATTAGAAGCTTACTTAGAAGGCAATGCTATTGCTCATGAAAATGAAGTTAATTTTGATCCAACTTCTGATTTTGAATTAACACCAGAAGAATTAGCCACATTAAGTCCTGAAGATTATCAAGCTTATAAGAGACATGAAAGAGCTATGAAATTACAAGGATTAGGTTCATTACTACAATATGCTCCAGTATTAGGTAATTTAATTGGAGCTGCAACAGTAGGTAAAGCTGAAAGAGTTAATCCTACATATATTACACCAGAACAATTAAATGATTATCTACAATATAATCCTATTGATCCAAATACATATACTAATCCTATATTAAATCAAGCTTCTAATGCTAGAAGATCTTTTGCTGATGCTAGTGGTGGTTCAAGAGCTGCTATATTAGCTGCTAACTTAGGTTTAAATGCTCAAACTCAAAAAGCAATTTCAGATGCTGCATTACAAGCAAAAGCTGTTAATGAACAAAGAAGAGTGCAAGCTAAAGAATTTAATAGAGGAACTAATCAATTTAATGCTTCAGAGAGAGCTAGAGCTAAACAATATAATGCTTCTTCTAAGACAATGACTGATGATATAAATGCTAGAAATAGAGCTGCTAGAAGAACTGCTATTAGAAATTATCTATCTGGAGCTATGCAAGGATTAGGAAGTATAGGTAGAGAAAAAGCTTATAGAAATACTATTAAAACTATGGGTATGGATTATTATTTAGATGCTCTAGGAAAAGTGAAATATAAAAAATCATAAAAATTTGGAATAACTTTAATAATTTAGTATCTTTGTGATCTGTTGCATTTAGATTATATATATGTATACAACTAAGTGCAACACTTCACACTAAAATATAAACTATGGCAGTTAACTACTATGATCAATTTCAACCATTGACATATAATCCAATGACTCTACAAGAAATGCTTATAGGACCACAAATGATGCAACAAAAACATGATCAATATCAAGCTTTATTAGATCAAGAAGGCTTATTTGATGTTCCAGCATTAGAAGTAGATAAACCTGGAGTACAACAATGGATGGATAAATATAAAGAAAATATTAATGATCTATCTGATCAACTATTAAGATCTGGTTATAATAAAGATCTTTCTAGAAGAGCTAGACAGATATTGCAAGAAAAACAACAAGCTATCTCTAGCAGAGGTTATTTAGGAAGAGCAAGTCAAGCTTATCAACAATATTTAAAGAATGTTGAAGATGAAAAAAAGAGATTAGAAAAAGGAGAAATTAATAGAGATCAATATGAAAGAGGATTAGCATTTGCTTTACAAAGATATAATCAATCTGGTGGAGCAGGTTCTAATGCAACATATTCTCCATGGTATTCTACTAGAGCTGTAGATTTACAAGAGCTTGTTAGTAAATATGGAAAAGAAATTACTCCTCAAACTATTGCTAGAGATTTAGGATATAAATATGATCCTTCAACAGGTATTATAACAGATTCTTCTAATAAGACTGTAACTATATCTCCAGAAAGAATTAAAAATACTATAATTAGTAGAATAATGAGTAATCCTGAAGCAATGTCTTATTTAAAAGAAAGACAACAATTAGGATTAACTAATAATATTATGGAAGATTTAGATAAGTTAGGTAATGAAGGAGCTTTAACTTTCTATAGAAATGATGTTGAAAATAAAACTAATTATGATTTTGGATTATTTAAGAAATATCAAGAAGGAATATTTAATGATGCAGAAATAAGTAAAGATGCTATTGCTGAAATTATTTCTTTAGATAATATGCCTATTGAAAATTTAGCTAAAGTAGCAAAGTATGGTTTAGGAAGAGGTAATGCTTACAGACCTGGATCATATATGCCTGGAGCATTAAGTTCTTATGGAACTGAATTTCAAACTAATAATACTAAAGAATCTGAAATGATAAAATCTCATGCTAATGAACAATTAGATAAAGATTTTAGTTACTGGCAACAGATAGATCCTAGTGTGACTAGAGATGATATTATAGAATGGGAAGATAAATGGGCTAAAAATAATAAAGCTACATTAGCATTTAATTTTGTACCATCAGCTAAATATGAAGAAAAATATTCACAAGATATAGATAAAATTAAAAATGGTTCTTTCCCTAATTCTATTAAAGATTGGGCTATTGAAGGACAAAAATTAGAAGATGGAGATGACTGGATAGATGCTATTGAATATGATCCTAAAGATAATAAAGTGGTAGCAGTATCAACTGGATGGTCAGGTAATGGTTATATGTTGGCAGAAATTACTATGCAAAATGGAAAAACTATTAGAGCTGTAAGAAAACCTCAAGAGTCTGATAAAGCTAAATTTGCAATAGCTGATTCTATATTTAATCATTATTATGATAATAATAGGGGTACTAGTAAATTTATAAATCCTGAAACAGGAGCTCCTATTATTATGAATAAATTTATCACTCCTGATGGATTAAAAGCTACAGTAACTTTACAAAAACCTGTATATAATAATAAAGGACAATTAATGGGATATGAAAATGATCCTTCTTATACCAATATTAGCTATAATGATATAATGCAAAGATTAACCCCATTTGTTTTAAAAGATAAATATGTTAATAAATACTCAAAACCAAGAGAATCTTATTGATAATGAGATTCCAGATTTAACCAACAGTATCAAGGTAGATAAAACAGGAAAGAGATATATAGATGATCCAAACTCTCCTAGTGGTAGAACATATCTATATGATAGTCCTATATCTAACTATGATATAATGAAAAAAGCTGCTGAAGAAAATATTCTTCCTAAAGAGTGGCTTCAAAATAGTCCTATACATTATAATGTAGCTGATGGATATGATACAAATATGGATTATGAATCTTTAATTAATCCAGAGTTAAGAGAAGATTATTTTGCTAAACAACAATCATTATTAGGATTAATAGGTAAAGGAGCTGTTAGAGGAATATCTGCAATCACTGCAGGTACTCTAGAATCATTAGGTTATTTAGTTAATCCTAATACATATAGAGCTTTATTTGGAGAAGAAATTGTAGGAGATTTTGAAAACCAATTTTCTAAAACATTTAGAGAATTAAAAGAATCTATGAATGATCTTACTGATCCTATTTATAGAACTATGCAATCTAAATCTGATAGTTTATGGGAAGCTATGTTTGATGCTACTTTCTGGGCAGGTAATGCTGAAAGTATTGCTACAACATTATCTCTTATGATTCCAGGAGTAGCAGCAGCTAAAGGATTTAGTGTTGTAGGAAAAGGATTGGGAAAATTAGGAATGAAACTTGGTGCTACAGCAGCAGGAGCAGCTAGAACAGCTAGAATTACAGCTAATGTAGGAGCTGGTCTTACTAGTAGAATTATGGAGTCTGGTATGGA